TTAAATGTGTAACTAATTGAACAGTTGTTGAGTTTTCAATTTCTAAGTTTTGATCCTGTTCAATTAAATTGGTGTAGTGTTCAGTTAACATTGCAAGAATTTCATCTTTTCGCATTTTACGTTTTTCCTCACGGTTGTACCACGCTAATCCTTCTTTATTTGCTTCAGCTTGTAACTCCTTAACTGTCATATTTGATAATGCGCTGATTTTGTTTTGTAATTTCATTTTTATTCCTCCTAATATTTGTCTATGTATTTATTTGTTTAACTTGAGTTTATCTTATCATTCAAAAATAAATATGTCAATAATAATTATGTATTTATTTAAATAAAGTGTTGGATTATCTGGTTCTACAAGGATCATTTTCATAAGACATTTAGTTTCTTCCTATTAAAAGCGATTTTTTTAATCAGATAGCTGCTTATATTATGGATCTTTTTAAAATTATCACCAGTTCACATTATAAGTATAAATCAATTAATTCAAATACATGTGAATTAATAAGGAGGGATTAGACGAGAATAATTAATACTTCCAAAATATACAAAAATAAATATAAAAAACACTTGTATCTTACTGGTATCTTATATATAATTTACTTATAGCTTACAAGTAAGATAAATTTTAGTTAAAGTTCCAATCATGTACTTAGAGTAGGGTTAATGCTATTTTGATTTGGTTATTCTTACGTTAAGTAAAAAATAAAATACATAATAATGTAATTTTTTATTGATAATTGGAATATTGATATTAAAATGAGCTATTCTTACAAAGAAACAAGTTAAGTTGTTGTGATATAATTTATATTAATAAATAATTAAAACGATAAAGGGGAAATAAAAATGATCAATCAATTAAAATTAGTTGTTAATAATGCTGCGGATTACAATACTGGGGTTAGTTATAATAAGTATGAAGTGTACAATGCATTGCTACAAATGAGTAATGAAGTAAGAGAAGAGTGCATTAACAATATAAATAAAGAATATGGTTTTGAATTAGTGGATAAGTATGATTTTGCTCGTTATGAAATCTCAGTAAATAACTCAGATATGGAAGTTGAAACTCCTGTATTATTTACACCAAGTTATTCAAAAGAAGAAGTCGGTTACTATAAGGATCAAATGAAGGAGCTGCAAAAAGGTTACATGAAGTTGTTAGCTAATTAAATATATAACTAATAATTTGTTCTTATTTAAAACATCATTTTTGATCGATGTAATTCATTTTTAGTAAATCGAATTAAGATGGTAGAATTTGAATAATCAAAACTGTAGAATTAAAAAATCAAAATCGCAGAAATTTTACATTTTGAATGCGAAAATAGAGATAGATAGAATCTTGATTTATTAATTGTATGATTTTGTAATTTGAATCGTATAGAACTTTCTTGACTAATTAACCATTTTAAAATTAAATATAAAAATACATAATTGTATTTGACTTTGTAATTTGCGGTGTGTTAGTCTTATCTTAAGAATAAATGGAGGCAGCAACTGATTATAAGTGCAAATTAATATTTGTAGTTGGAAGTTGTATACCATTTGAGCATCAAGTAAAATTAATCTATAAAAGTATAATATTATTTATATTCAGGAGGGAAATTGATATGTATATGATAATGGAAGATAAGAGTCGAGATATGATTCAAGTTTATGAAGAATCGGAAATTCATAAAGGTTGGAAAATTATTTTGCAGACTTACGGGATTGAAAAGTTTAATAAAGAAGAACGTCATAAATACACTAATTAGAAATAAATAAAGTTACGTAAAATCAGCATTTTACAAAACAATTAAGAGGTGCAGCGATGGACAAAATAATATTTGATATGATTAAAAAATTTCATGGTATAGAAAATGAAATCTATGATCAATTGTGTGCGAAAGGTATGGAATTCAATGAAGTCGAAGATTTACTTAATGAGTCTGTTGAATATCGTGAACAGTTATTAAGAGTGGGAAAATTTTTAGTTAAAGAAGAATATTTAAACAAAGATACATTTATTAAAGAAAATTATGAGGACATTGAAAAGTACATTAAACTAAATGTTATTTATGAATATGATAATGGAATGGCTTTATGTGAAACAACTTCTAGTTCATTATATTTAGTACCACAAAGACTTTTAGCTTGCTATAGCAAAGAAGAAGTTACAGAAGCTGTAGAGACTGAAAAGGAAATGAAAACTGAGTATGTAGTTAGTTACCTTGATTTAACAATTGATAAATTTAAGACTTTATTCTTTGATTCAAAAGAAGAGGCAGAATCTGCTTATAAGGAAATTAAAGCTAATGACGACTATATGTCTGAAATCATTCAGAGTAAAAAGGATTATGAAAAGTATGAATTAGGAATTGATTAGATAATAGAAGTCTATTATATAAACAAAGGGGTTATTAAAAATGAAATCACAAGTAAGGGATGTAGTAGCATATATAGCAGGCGTTATTATTTCAGGTAAAAGTTCGGGATCATTATATTCGTTTGACGATAGAAAACACCACCAAATATCAGGAAACGCAAGTAATACTAGTGTTAGTGTTTATGACAATAGAATTAAAAAGCACATATCTGGCTCGGGAAGTAATGGTTCACTTTCTTTGTATCATTATGGAAACAAAAAACATATAAGTTTAAATATAAATGGTACTCAGTTTTCAGGTTACGACTACGATACTAAAAAACATTTTTCTGGTAATGTAAACGGTAATTCTGTAACTATATATGATTACGAAGATAAAAAGTATCATAATTTTAATGTTTAGTAAAATGAAGTTATTATTAAAAGGAGGATTTTAATATGTCTAATACTAGTCAACATAAAGAAACTGAAACAAAAATGCCTAAATGGAAGTGTAAGGAGTGTGGGTTTGAGTTTTCTGGAACAAGTATTGTTTGTCCATCATGTGAGTTTACTAATGTTGAAGAAATAGAAGAATAATGTAGAACTATTATTAAAGGAGGATCAATATGAAACACGTAGTAATGGTTAAATATTGGAATGCTAATGAGGAATGTGAAGAAGTAATAAGCAAACTTCCTTTTGATACAAAAATAGAGGCATATGACTCTATTAAAAATATGTATAAAGATAAATTTGAAGATGAAATAGAAGTATTAAAAAATGATGTAAAGTACACAGTTATATTTAACAGAAATCTTAAAGGAAATTATTCAGAGTATAAGATAGAATTACTTTGGGGTAAACCAAATTCATCTTGGTACTTTGTTAAAGAAATCGAAGAGTAAGTAAACTTAATAAAACACATCTATTATTAAAAAATACTGGAAGGTGATTTAATTTGAAATGCCCTATTTGTAAAACTGGTGAATTATTTCTTTATAAAGAAACTGAGTCTGTATACAGAATACCTTTAACTAAACGAAATACGCTTTCTAAACGCAAATCTGATAATATACCACAGGTATTTGGTACAAGTAAAGACTATTTAGAGTGTAATAACAGTAACTGCGGTGAATTATTCGATTACGATTTGGATGAAAAAGGACGAGTAATTGACGTTGAAGAAAGGTATCATCAAGCGTATTAATCAAATTCATTAATAATCAATATGAGTGTAGTATCAGAACAAAAGAAACAGAGCGTTAAAATAAAAAATTCACTATAGATGTTTGAAAATGTGAAGGATGGTGCAAGTGGGAGATATTGTTTTTAATGATGGTAAGTGGGGTATTGTCAAATTCGAAAATGGCGTTAGAGCGTTTAGTTACGGTGGTAGAACAACAAGAATTCATGACAATAGGTTTGAAATAATGAAACAAAGTTCTATTCCGAAGTATATAAAAGAAAAAATGGTCGAATTTCTTAATTCATATTAGAAAAAATGTATGGTAAGGAGAATTAGTTATGAAAGTGCCAAAAGAGATCCAGGAAGCGATTAAAGTAGCAGGTGCGTCATTTGAAATAGCAAGAGAATATGAAAAGATTGTTAGGGATTGGCTTGATAGCAAAGGGTATGAGGAAAATGATACAGTGGCAGACCTGTATATCGACTGTATCGAGAATGGAAGTAATGGTACAGAAACCTTTATTAAGTTTCTTAAATCGTACTGAACAATATGAGAAAAATTAGATTGGAGGCATCTTAATTATTAATAAATAATATACATAAAGGGTAAAAGTTGAATGAGTGATAAAACTAAATTATGGCTTCAAGTGCCAACGGAAATAGTTAGAAATATTGGATTCAATCTTGATGAAAAGTCTTTCGCTATTTATACATTTCTGTTATATAAAAAATTTCGTACATATGATAAAAATGATAACGTATTAAGAATAGATCATAATGCAATGAAGAACATCTTAGGTGTCAATGATAATCGAACACTAAAACGATGCTTTAAAGTGTTATATGAACAGAAGTTGATTAAGGATGAGGTGAGTAAATTTCCTACAAACGGATATCTAGAACTAGAGTTATTATTTCCGTACAGGAAAGATTGGTTTACTCAATTACCGTTAGATCTACTAAATAATATTAAAGAAACAGGTCATCATGGATATCGATTGATCTATTACTATGAATCATACATAAATAGAAATAATATAACTCAAGACTATTGCTATCCTTCATATATAGCAATTCGGGAAGATTTAAAAATTAGTGATGATACTTTGACTAAGTATAATGACCAATTAAAAAAGATGAAGTTAATCACAATAACTAAACATGAAGTACAATTTGATAATCCTTTAGATGAAGATAAGTTCACAAGGTTTAATAATCATTATCGTGTTAATCTATTTAATATTTAATTGTAGAAGACGAAGAAGAGAAAGAGAAAAATTGATTACGATTCTCACTTTTCGTCAGAAAATGAAATCGTATATACTGGTTCTTAATGTATATTATGTATCTTGTTCTTTATACACCCCAATTTATGCAAGGCTACTTTGCATTTTTTATTGTTCAGACTAGCATTTTAACTCTGTCAGGGTTGCATTTTTTGGGGTTAGGGAAAATAAGCGTATATTAATTCGTAGCAAGGCTAGATTAATTAGATATACAAAGTGTGCTGAAAATGCTTGGGACGTCTAAAATCAATTGGAATCTATTTTAAAAATTACATAAAAGATAGATATTATAAAATCAAATACATAAAAGGGGATATTATTATGACAGTAAGAGAGCACTACGAAAATCTATATAGAGAATTAGATGAGTCAATTCCTTACCATATGTTTAATTCGACTACTTATGTGGAAGTACAAGAACCATACTATGCACTCATTAAATCAAAAGGTACGTCTGGATGGGTAGATAAGTATGAGAAAGAAGTATGTAAAATTGAATCAAATACACTTAATATTTCAGATAAAAGATTAGCAAGTAAAGCTAAAACAGTATATGAAGATTACGCTTTTATTAAATATGTTATTGCTAGATATCCAAATCTGAAACATGAAGAGTATATTGAAGCTAAAAAAGAATTTAAAGAAATTAAGAGTGATACCATTTTAGTATTGGATAACTCATTGATGTAATATTAAATAAATTGATAAGGAGAAATAAATATGGAAGTACCAAAACAATGTCCTTACTGTAATTATGAAGTCGTCTTTACATCAAATAAAGAGATATATGGGAAAGAATACGGTAATGGGAAATGTTATTTATGTAGGAACTGCAAAGCAAGTGTAGGTTGTCATGATAGTGGTAAACCACTTGGTATTTTAGCGACTAAAGAAATGAGAGTACTAAAAACTGCTTGTCATGATCTATTTGATATTGTCTGGAAGAAGAAATTATTAGGACGTGGTGAGGCTTACCGTAGAATGTCCATATTATTAGGAATCGAACAGAGTCAATGTCATTTTGGATATTTCGATATTCCAATGTTAATGAAGGCTATACATATTATGTTGAATCCGCATTGGTTTCGAGATATAAAATAAATTTACATAAAAACTGAATATTACAGAAAGGGAGATGTTATGGTGAGACGTGTATATTGTGGTAAAGGCACTTGGGATAACAAGGTTGAAATATCATTTGGCAATCACAACAATAAGTTGATTTATATTTTTAAAACCAAAGAGGAGGCTGAACATTTTTATTATAAATTCGATTTCACTGGAAAGAAGTTAAGTATGTATAAGTATTTAAAATTTAAATTCTGCAAACATGAAAACATGTACAATTTAGATTGCAATTCAGACAGGCATTATTATAAACACTGTCCAAATTGCAATAAAGCAGAATATATTGATACTGAGACATTTGAACAAAAGGCAGAGAGATTCGATAAAATTAATAAACGGATTAAACAGGACAGGATAACCGACCTGAGAAATGATATCGCTTCAAAGCAACGGAAATTAGAGAAGTTGACCAAAGAATATAAGGAAGAGTTTAGTGAAGAATTTAAATAAAAGTGATTTATTATAAAAAATGCATATAAAAATAAATACCTAAAGGAGGAGCTATACATATTGGCGTTAAACAATGGAACGTAGATGATTAGAATGTAGTAATTGAAGATATTGAGGTTGAGTATGACGATGAAGAAGAATATGTAATAAACAATGAAGGCTAAGTAAAATGTTCATTTTATATAAAGGAGAGGTAAAAATGGCGCAAATTAAATTAGTATACGTAGAACGTGGAGATTTCGAGTGGTTGTATGTTGATGATTTAATCGATACGGCAGGATGTAATATTGGAAACGTAGCTTATCTATCGTTGATTAATGAGAAAGAATTAGATGGTTCATTTGCAATTTATGAAGTGACAGACAACTGTGTGGATGAATATGGTGGAGATTTACCAAATAATTTTAATGAAATTCCAAATGATGAGTTAACGTTGTTGAATGAAAGAGCAATGAGAGTTTAATAAATTTGCCTAAATTATAAAACGTACATAGAGGAGAGATTTAATGGAAATCACAATCAACCTAAATGAAAAGCAGGAAATGTTTCTAAAAGAATTTGCAAGCAAACATTATGATGGAGCGAAAGATAATTTATGTACAATGGATGCTTTTCATGCTGTACAAACTAAGCGTAAAAATTATATTCCTTACCATGAAGATTTAACTGATTGGTTTGGTGACCTACCTTTAGAATTTTGTGCTGATGATGCATATGAAGGTTGGTATACGGATGAAATTGAATTAATAAATGATCATCTCAATGATAACGATATTGAAAATGTGAAAGTAATGAGTTTTGACGAAGCATATGAAAATCTTATTGAAGGTATAGATGGTGAAGAACATTACATATATGGTTACAAAGAATACTTTGCAGCTTATGGAATTGAGATAACTGCTGTTTCATGGATACAAGAATATTACGAACCAGTAGCGTATTTCTTCATTCTAGATGAAGCAAAACGGTACATTGAATATCAACGACATAATTTACGTTTGCCACGTACATATACATATTCAGCAGGTTACTCTAATTATGGTGACTTTGTGCCATTTAGAAATTTGCTATTACAGATGGGTAAACAATTGAATAAGGAGGAAGCAAATAATGAATGAGAAATTGCAAGAAATTATCGATTACTTAAATGATGGTATTAATTATGATAAACAAAATTTCATCAAAGAGCTATCAATGGAATGTGATGACACAATGGGATTTTCGCCTGAGGAATTAAGTATTATGTGGGGTAACAGGCTAACAGGTGATTTGAATTCTTATAATGAAGAATTCTTCAATAAAGTCATTGGGTCAGTAGTTAAAGTAATAGGATCTTTTAAAGGCAATTATTAAGTAATAGAGGAGTTTTATTAAAAGGAGGTGGTATGAATGAATGAACAAGAGTTAAATAGAATCGTTAGTGGCGTAGGATCAAATCCTTTATCTACAATTGTAACGATGATGTTAGGTGCAAATAGGAACTACAATGAGAAATACACAAAAGAAGAACGAGAAAGAATGAGACAAGAACGAGAGGCTGTTCGAAATGAAGAAATTAGATGCTCACATATACGTTCAGGCATTTGTCCATCATGCGAAGGTGAATTAGTTCGAGGTAAAAAGGATAAGCGTCATAACTATAAAAGATCATGGGAATGTAAAGAGTGTAAGGAAGTACATTTGGTATAAGAATTATCAAATAAAAAGAGTAAATACATAATGAATAATAAAGTATTGTTTAATGAAGACCAAAAGTAAATTGATGATTCTGTTGAATATCATGCTATGGGCAGTTACCAAATAGGAGAAGTTGCTAGATTAAGTTCATTACTTTATGACAGAGGTGTAGATGTAAATAAAGAGTTAGAGAATTTATGTCGTAAATTTAATATGAATAATAAATAAAGTGATTCTATTATTAATAGTGAGGAGAGATTGGATGTATGGCACGTAAAAAAGAAAACAAAGTATTGACTCATGAAGAGAAAATGGAGAAGAAATTAAAGAATGATTGGATGCATCTTGAAGATAGAATTAAATTCATTCCTGAACCAACAATTAAATTTGAAATTGGTCAAAAAGTTTTTATCGGTAATTTGAAAGATTGTACTATTGAAAAAGAATTAGAATATGGAAAGATTTATTTAATTAATTATACTAATGTAGATCACAATTACGGAAATCCAATTGAAACGCCTAACTCAAAGAGATATATTGTGTGGCAAGATGTTCATACAGGGGATATAGACAGTAGTGATTTAGCCAAGAAAGATGATATTAGAATCAGTTATCATCAAACAAACTTAGAAGGGCTATTGCATAAAGTTTATTCATTTGGAGTAGATTTTGATCCATCTTATCAACGAGATCATGTATGGGGTTTAGAAGATAAAATCGCTTTAATTGATTCAATTTATAATAATGTGGATATCGGTAAGTTTTCATTCATATACAACAAGGATGATAAATGGCGAGATACAGGATTTGCATATGAAGTGTTGGACGGTAAACAGCGATTAACAGCTTTATGCGAGTTTTATGAGGGGCGATTTGAGTATAAAGGTTTTAAATTTAGAGATTTATCGCCTAGTGATAGAAATCACTTTGAAAATTATAAAGTTAATATTGGGGAAGTACAAAATGCAACGGAAAAAGAAATTATTGAATACTTCATTAAGCTAAATACTCATGGTCGAGTAATGAATAAGGAGCACTTAGAAAAAGTGAAGATTATGATTCAATAATAGTCACGTTTTATAAAAAAAGGAGAGATTTGAATATGGAAAATTTATTATATAAGTTTAGATTTGTAGTTTACGGAATTGTAGTTGGAAATATTCTTACTAAAGGAATGCAACTTTTTGTATCTAAAGATAATCATATTTTATTCTTAGCATTATACGCTGCACTTGCAATATCTACTGTACCAATTGTCATTAAATTAGATAAGAAATTTATAGAAAGTAATTAAGAAAATAAATAATATATTTGTTTTACAAAATTCATACTAAATCTTTTGAAGGAGGTGATATTGTGGAATGTTTAAGTGTCAAGAAAACTTGAATAAATTAGCACAAACTGCTGACTTATTAGGTTGGAAGATTATTATTTTAAGCAGCAACGAAGGAGTTATTATCATTTTTGAAGATGGCTCTGAAGAGTATTATACGTTGGATGAACTAGAAAAGGCTTATCTCAAAGCAGTAAAAGTATTTAAAGAAAGTTTAAATTAAGTATTAAAAGGCGTAGGGAGATTATTTCTTACGTCTTTTAACTAGATAAATACATAAAATGAGTTGTAATCGATAAATCATTGTGGTAATATTTAGGTAGATAAAATAAGGAGGATTCAAAATGAACGAACAAGAAAGAATTAAATACATAAAAGGTTTATCAGAAAACGGATTAATACATGAGATCAATCATCAGGATATTAACTTCCTCATTGATATTGCAGGAAGATTAGAGGAAGTTGCAAATGAGTTTAATCCTACATATTCAGAAGGGCAGCAAAAGCATTTAGCTGACGCATACAAAGAAGTAATTAAATGAAACCAATATACTATTAAAATAGAGGGGTGTTGAAATGGAAGAGACTAAGTTTGATGTGACTTCAGGTACAGGTAAAAGTCTAAAAGAATCAGTAGACGAACTATCTAGAGTATTGATAGAAATATATATATAAACGAAGACATTAATCCAATCAATTTAGGTTTCACGATAGAAGAATATAATAGAATGAATGAAGTTATGAGAACTAAATCTGGAAAGAAAAGCGATGGATTTCTAGAAGGTAAGAAGATGAATACGATATTAGGAAAACGAAAGTGAGGTAATTATTTTGAGAATAACAATGCATGATTTGAATGTGACAGCTAATCAGTTCTTATCTAATTATGGTCTAAATCTTAAAATACCTATAGTGATAAATCATAGGTTAAGAAGAGCATTGGGAATGTTTGTTTATAATCGAAAATTGAAAGTACCATTACAAATAGAACTATCTAAAATGATGTTGGAAATTGGAGATATTGAAGTAATAAAAGATACATTGCACCACGAATGTCTACATTACGCTTTATTTATTCAAAACAAACCTCATGACGATGAAGATGAATATTTCATTAAAGAGGCAAAGAGGTTGAATGTGGGATTAACGGACGAAGTATTTGTCGGTTATAAATATGTATGCAAATGTAGTACCTGCGAAAATGAATTTATAACAGAAATCAAGAATCATATAAATAAGAAGTTAATTGGTAGTAAATATAGAACTTCTTGCTGTAAAAGTGATTATCAACATTTAAAAACGGTCGTTTGTGATGGCGTAAGTGAATGTGTTATATAATATCATGCTTTTATTTAATTAAATACACAAAGGAGATTTTGATGTGAGAAAATGTTATTTGAAGTTTCATCCGTATGTAGATGTAGTTAAGTATGATAATGGGATGATGGAATTGGTAAATGAATATAAAGGTGAAACATTGGACATGACGCCTTTTATAGATAAGTTAATCATTGAAAACAATAAATCTTATCCGAAAGAATGCATGGAGATAGTTAAGAAAGTGAAAGAGTTTTACTCATTGAACTCAACAAAAATATGGTATTTGCAAAAACAATTATTAGATAAAGAATTGTCACTGCAATCAGCCATGCTTTAATTAAAGTGAACACATATTAAGAGGAGTGATACCGTTGAATGAAACAAAAGAAATGCGCCTACAATCAATTAATAATCTAATAAAATTTATTTCAGAGCGAGGTCGCAGATTTTTCTATAAAGATAGAAATAGGATAACAGGAGAACCACAAACGGCTTACATGAAGTGTAAAAACAACAGAGTATATTTCATAGATGCTTATACAAGCAAAGAAGTTTATGCATACAGTGGTTTTTCTCATGACGGATTCTCTCATGGTGGTACATTATGGGCTTTAGTCTGTGATTTCAGCATATTTATTAGAACAGGTAAGAGTGCTAACGGAGTCAATGGTTATGGAGGATTATATAGTGGAGATTGGGGTCATGGTGAGGAAGTACAGAAAGAGATTATTGATTATGCTAAAAAGATCGGATATTTAAAATAATATGACTTTAAATAATACTAAACTTTTATGTAAAAATGGAATGCTATTTCTTAATAACATTCCAAATAGTTATAATTTTATCTAGAGATTCTTCGTCAGAATGGATTAACTCTTTATGAAAATTAGACAGTTTGACAGTGCTTACAATGTCATTATTTGAAGCTCTACCAATCATTGAGTCAACACTAACATCAAAATAATCTGCTAATTTTATAAGAGTAGATATGTCAGGTTCACCTAAATCATTTTCATATTTAGCATAACCTTGTCTGGAAATACCCAAAACATCAGCTAATTCTTGTTGAGTTAATGATCTAGATTTTCTTAGATATTTTAAATTATTGCAGAATTTATCCATAGGAACACCTCAAATAAATTATAACATGTAAAGGAGCATTTTTAATGAATAAACCATATACAATCATTTTTAATTCAAAAGGTAAGGCAGTGGTCACAATTGACAATAATGTTGCAGACAATGAAAGCAAAATGATTCAACGATTTATAGACGATGGGTATACAATTCAAGATGTTAGCGAAGAAGAATATAAATCTATACAGAAGAATGGGAATTTTAGTCCGTTTTAATGAAAGAGACTTATTATTTAATAAAGAAACTGTTTATCATAGGTAACTATGTTGTTGATGAAGGGAGTAATTTAATATTGAAAGATCTAATCGAACAATTAAAAGGTGCAATTGAACACATGGAACAGCAGCATCGAGATTATGAAGAATTACACTTATCGAAAGAGGAGTGTGAATACATTCTAAAGTTAATAACAGAAGAAAATACTTAATCAACAATTCCACTAAGTTAATAGAAAACTTATAGAAATTTGTTGTAGATATAGTGATTGAGAGAAGTTAAATAATATTGGATTTTTATTTAAATAATTAGTATCGCTCTAATAAAGTTCTGATGGTAGAATATAGTAATAACTATTTGGAAGAGGGATTAAATTGATAAGGAAGACAGTAGTAATGCTTTTATCTACATTAGTTTTATTTGGTTGTAGTAATAAAGAAAATGATACAGTTAAAGATGTCACTACAGATGATATAGAAGAAACTGCAACCGATATTAAAAAGCTTCCTGATGATATTCAGGAGTTTGTAAGCTATATTTACAATTCAGATATGCATTATAATTCATTAGAAACTTTACAAAAAAGCATTGATTCAAGGGATTCAAAATTTGCTAAAGAAATAGTTGTGGTTACTGATAAAAAGGGTGTTGAAATTTACAATACTGATATCCCAGATACAGACGATGAAAATTTAAATGATTATCTATTTAATGTAAAAATGGCATTTGCTGATTTCAATAGTGACTATTACACTTATGCATTGTCAGTTCAATCTTTAATAGAAAGAACAGGTTCTAAAGAGGACGTGAGTACTAATGGTGAATACTTAAAAGAATCAACAGATGAATACCATGAATTCTTAGAACAATTGAAGAACTATTTAGATAGATATTATGAGTGGGATGGCTTCTATAAAGAAAATGAATAAAAGCAGGGAGGGAATGTAATGGATATATATTTAACATTATTATCAGGATTAGTAGGAACACTTATTGGGGGATTTATAACATGGTTAACAACTAGATATACATTAAATAGACAGTTCAAAGAAGAACGAAACAGGTTGATTCTACAGGAAAGAAAAAGTGAGTTAATTGCTTTAAATTCAGTGGAAAAAGAGATTGGATTTAATGTATTTGAGTTATGTGCAATTAGAGATCTTATGGAGGCAAATAATTATGATTTTATCGATTTCAAAAAGACAGGGTCAAATCATACATTAAAGAATGATAAATGGAATAAACATAGCGATATTATAGAAATGATAGATATAGACTTCCTTGGTCGACTACAGGCTTTTTACTGGAATCTAACTCAAGAAATAACTCTGCAAGTTGCAAATAAAGAAAGAACAATTAAATTAATTAGTGATGGGTTTAAGATAAGAGATGAGATTGAATCTTATGTAGAAAAGTATAGAAGAGATGGGTAAACTCATCTCTTTTAAATTAATAAAATAAATAAAACGAGTCTATTATGAAAGGAGCTGAAGGGATGATAAATCATTTTATTGGTTCGAAAAAGCAAATGAAAGTAAAAGGTATTATTGATAATAGTATGAGAATTATTATGTTACCAATTACATTCCCTTTATTTATTCTAAGGTGGCTAGCATACAACGTAGAGGAAATAATGTTTGGATTAGACAAATACATATATGATCATTTTATCTCTAAAGTATCAACATGGGCAGCGAAGAGATTTTAATTACATAGAATGATTATCCGAAAAAGGGTTAGTAGTAGGAGAAGTGACAAACCAGTAACCCTGCTCTCATTACGAGAAACACCCAAGCATGTGAATGTTGTACGCTGTTAGGTCACTCAATTATATAAAATGAGAATATTATGAAATACAGAAAAGGTGGTGAAATATGAAAAAAACTAAATATGAATGGTTAAAGTACCACATAGAAATATCACTTACACATACATATGACAACGCTGGATATGATGAGGTGGCTGAAATAAAAGCAGAGGTGTATGAAGACTTATTATATTTTATTGACAGATTAGACCGAATTAAAAAGAAGAAAGTACATAATGAGTTGTGTTAAGTAATAGTTATCTTTTATTTAGTGAAATACATATTTACTCTAGAGTTATTGTGACTCTCTTTTTTTTGTTTATAATATTTCCATTGCATAGATCAAAGCGAATGCTATATAATACATATACAAACAAACGTTCTATTTTAAGTTAGGGGAGCGATATCATGATAAATGATCGTGGAAATATTAAGTGGACATCTTTGATGCTGCCAGAGCATTTGGTGAAAATTAAGGAATGGAAAAAGGAACAATTTCATGATAAAAAACGTGAATTGACTGAATGGGAAATGGAAGAGATTGAACAAATAGTACAGAGAGCTTATAAGCTACACAAAGAAGTCAAATTAACTTTGTGGAGCGAGAACAAATTACATGATGTGATAGGGATGATTACTGCTATTAATGCATTTCATAAAGAATTACTATTGGATATGGATATTTCAATCAAATGTATTACATTTGATCAGATTCAAAAAGCATCGATGGTGAATATAGATGATTAATCCAGAACAGCGACAGCTTGTACACAAATTTTTATTGTTAGAACTTGCTGTTAAATCGTTGCAGATTGATTATTTAAAGACAGAGCAATTTAAGTTGAAAAACGTATTTCTTCCGTTAATGGATTCACTATTGAAGGATTTACGCACTGAATGTTTTGATTTAAAAAGGCAGCTTGCTCAACAGCGAATACGTATTGTCGGATGGACTAAGGTAGATGAGTACTTTAGTGATGTTCAGATTGCTACAGTAGGAAATGATGTAGAATTACGATATGCAAACCAAGCATTAAAATCAAAAGTAGAAAAGTTACTGGATGATCATATTAATAATAAAATTAAAGTGTAATTACCACTCATTCCTTCATTTACATGTATTTTTATCCATTCTAACATGAGATAATGGTTTATGAGGGGGGAATAGTTATGTTATTTACTCCAATTAAACCAATGTTGCTTCATATGGGCAACATCAACGAAATAATAGATGATTCTGAATGGATTTATGATATAAAATGGGATGGTTGGCGCATCCTTCTACACAAAGAAGGGGACAGGGTAGAAGCGTACACTCGTCATGGTAATAATGTTACTGCAAAATTTCCTGAACTGCTCACTGTTAGACAATCAATTAAGGAACATACCGCAATTATTGATTGTGAAGGTGTCGTCCTTAGAAACGGTATATCAGTTTTTGATGATTTCGCTTATCGAGGTAGACTTTCAAATAAAGATAAGATTAATCAAGCAACTTTAACGCATCCTGCAACTTTTATTGCGTTTGATATTTTAGCTACTGATAAATCTCATATGAATGAGCCATTAGTGGATAGAAAAGAAAGATTAACTTCAATAGTCGAGCCTTCTAGTAATTTATTAATCACTCCCTCAGTAATGGGAAATGGTAATGATGTCTTTCAATTGACTAAAGAGCGAAAAATGGAAGGTATTGTTGGAAAGAGAAGTAATTCAACATATAAAACTAGCCATCGATCACATGATTGGTTGAAATTTAAGCATTTTAAAGTAATGGATACTATAATCTTAGGTTATAAAGAAAATCCATTTACAATGATTGTTGGTGTTCAATCATCCAGTAGTAAATTTAGACCTGTAGCAAATGTAGAGTTTGGATTTAAACCTGAAGAAAAAACAGCATTCAGAGAAATTGCAAAACAAATTACATCTAAAGTAGTACGTGATACTGTTTGGGTAGAACCAAGTTTACATTGTAAAGTTCAATACCTAGAAAAAACTAGTACTGGATCATTGAGAATTGTGTCATTTAAAGGATTTAATTTTGATAAAGTTCCAGTTGAAAGTACCTTATAATCTACTGTATTTAAAAAAGTCACCCATCTTAAATAGTGAGTGACTTTCTTTTTTATTTGTCACAAGCTAATCCATCACCATCTCTATCGAGTTTAGATGAGTAACCTGCTTCACCTCTTCTAATGTTTGAATAACCTGCTGCTTTAGCTTCTGTACAATTTCTGAAATTTAAACTTGGTTGCGGTGCAGTTGTAGGAGTTGTCTGTTGAGCAGCTTCTTCTTGTTTTTGTTTTTCTTCAAGCTTTTTTTGCTCTTCTTGTTGCTTTATTTCTTCTTGCTTTTTACGTTCCTTTTCTCGTTCTTCTAGTTTTTGTTGCTCCAATTTCTTTTGTTCTTTAATAGCCTTTTCACATTCTTTGGCTTTTTGTTTAAGTTCTTTTTCTCTTTCCTTTAAATCACTTTCTAACTCGATTAAGCGACTCTCTTTTTCGTTTAGAAGTTGTTCCTTCTTAAGTAACTCTTCTTCTTTAACGCTATTTAATCCACCAAAACATGAGGAAAGTAACATTAAAATTAAGAAAAATAGTGTAATAAAGACACGTACTTGTTTAGTAAAATGACCATGTCTCCACATTAAAAATATACCTAATGGAAAGAAGATAATTAAAAAGAATATAGTCCAAAACTTACTGTGCATTACCTAAATCCTCCTAGTAAATAGTTACATTGTAAGTATATCAAATAAAAAATAATAATCTATTAAAATTTTCCTGTATAGGTTTATTATAGTATTCAATAATATTTCCCTTTTATAAAATTAATTGAATAAATACATATTTAATTATTGATTTTATGTATTTACTCAATTATACTTAGGGTAAGAAATGAAACAATACTAAATATTAGGAGGTGTATAATTTGATAAATCCTTTTTATAAACATGAACATGTAGCTAAAGTTGTTGATACTGAAGAATATGGAATAATTATATTAGACAATCTTCCAATTGAAGGTAGGCGAAAAAGTAGATGGTATGAAATAAAATGGAGTGAAGTAATTACTCAAACTGAAGGTGAATCATGTATATTAACAATGACTGAGGCTTTTGATTTGAATAGTAAACCATTAACTGTAATAAGAATAATTGAATAATTGAATAATATTCGTATTTTATTAGGAGGAAACAAATATGTATTTTAAAATGACAGAACTTAAAGAAAATGACTTTAAATATTCATTCAAAATTACGATGACCTCGTTAGAGGAATTGGGAAAGTTGCCAGTAGCAGACGATGAATACTTGGTAATTAAGTGGATTTCAAAAGATGTAATAGAAGTATACGTATGTGAAGAGAATTAAGTTATATTCGATTTTATAAAAGGAGGAATTTAAAAATGATAAAAAATTTATACAAAGTCTCACTAGAAGGTTATTCGACTCAGGTAAGAGCTTTTAATAAGGAAGAGGCTGTTATTTTAGCACAAGCTGAAGCAATTGAAAATGCATGTAAATACAAGTTACTAGACATTACTTGTATAGGTTGATTAAAGTTCTTAATAAAAAGTTGATTTTATAATATAAAATAGGAGATGAATTATATGAGCGAATGGAAGACATTTAATGATGTAGAGATTAAAAATATATATCAAAGCATAGGGATATCTAATGGAGAGTTCTTAATTAAGCTTAGAGTTCCAAGTGATGATTCTATAATCAGTGATTATTACGAGATCAGTATACAAAATCCAGACTTCATCAATAAAATAAAACAGATTTTCAATGATGAGGTAGGAATTCATTACTTTTCTTATGGAATGCAGGATATTGATATCTATAAAACTAATAATGGATATTATGGAATCACACATAGTCCTCATGAAGGTTTAAATATACAATTTCTTTTAGATAAAAATGCAATAGGAATTATCACAAATCTTAAATAAAATAACGATATCATTAAGAACAGGAGGATATATTTTGGAGATAACATTTAGAGGTAAAAGAGAAGATAATAATGATTGGGTTTATGGGGACTTAATACAGAATGAAAAAGGTTGTTTTATATCGCTAGATTCAGAAACTAGTAATCAATATGGTGATGGAACTGATTTATATTCTACCAATTGGTACAAAGTACGAGAAGATACAGTAGGACAATACATAAATCGTGATGACATTAATTCAAGGGATGTTTATATGGGCGATATTGTTAAATTTAAAGATTTACGTGATGGAGTTAAAGGTGTTGGAATTGTGCAGCATGCTAATTGTTCCTTTTACATTAATACTGGACATATGAATTGTTATAGATGGACAGATTACGAAATTGAGATGATTGGGAATGGTATTGATAATCCTGAATTAATTAAAGAAATTTTAGAGTGAGATTAAATAATAGAACGCTTTTATGAAAGCATTTAGAAGGGGAGAGAAAATTATATGGAGTTAACAAAAGAAGAACTCGAACTAATTAGAAAGCATAGAAAGAATAATTTAGAACTTAGTATTACACAGGTTATCGAGAAAAAGGAAAAGATAACTAAAGATATTAAAAATATTAAATTTAATATAAAAGACAATAATTTAGAGCTTAGAACTTTTGATGACTACTACATTAATGGTGAAAAACACTCTACTTCTGGGTATTATCATGCAAAATTAAATACTGAAGAAGTAACTAGACTAAGAGATTTTCTTACTGAGTTCTTAGAGTTTCAATAATAATTTCATTTTATAAAAGAAAATGCATAAAAAGGATGAGGTGTATTGAAAAGGTATGCTGCTATTTATATACCAGATGTAAGATTTAAGGAGCTTCCAGTGTTTGTTTATAAAGAAGAGGAAAATAAATTTTACAGTTATTCAGGAATTGAATATACTGCGGATGTGATTTTAATAGATAAAGATTGGATGCTGTTTACTGTAAATGGAGAAGAATTTGACAATGTTGAGAAATACTATTTTAATAATCTAATGGGAAAAATTGTTGAGGATCATGAAATTAATGAATACTAAATAACAGCCGTCTATTATTTAATTAAGGAGTGTGTAATTTATAATGTTGGCAGCAGAGGCGAGAAAATTAAGTGAAAGCAATAAGCAACAATATAATGAGTGGCTACAAAGAGCTATTGAGAAGATTAAAAAAGCTTCACTAAATGGTGAAAACAAAGTATTTATATACTTAGGGGAGGGCAGCTACCACAATAAAGAATTTTCGAAAATGCTCAACGCAAAAGAACAGATATTGAGGAATTTGGGATATAAAACATGTAAAGAAATGGAATCATCTTGGAGTTCTATATTCTATAAGACATTTAAATACTGGTTAAAGGTTGAATGGTGATAGTAAAATTAAAAATTACATAAATCAGATTTATTATTGAAAGGAGAGTTTATATGAAATTTCTAGAAGTTAAAGGTGATTTATTTAAAGTTTCCAATGAACATGTGTTGGTTCATTGTATAAGTGCTGATTGTAAAATGGGTGCAGGAATTGCGGTAGAATTTGTTAAACGCTATCCTTCTATGAGAAATTTATTACTGAGTATGAAACCAGAGGTAGGGCAAGCTTTATATTACAATGGTGCAAATAAACGTTTTGTTATTAATCTTATAACAAAGGAAAGATATTACCATAAACCCACTAGAGACAATTTTAATAAGACAATTCTGGATATGAAGCGTGTTATTGATTTTTATAATATCCAAAAGATTGCAATGCCGTTAATTGGCAGTGGACTGGATCGATTAAATTGGGATGAAAGTAGTAAATTTATTCAAGAAACATTCGTAGATACAGACATTGAAATATTAGTGGTGAAACTGTGATTTAATAAAAGAGATATATTAATGAAAGGAGATGGTTTATTATGTCTAAAGTTACCATCAAAGAATATAATGGTGGCGTGTCTTCAGGAGGAAAGAGTGAATGTGTAATCGATAATTTAGAGATTGTATGTGACACGTCAAAAGGAAAGCAGGAAGTATTAGTTTATATTAATAATGAGGTTGTTTTTGGTCGAGATTTTTCCAGAGTGGGAAGACTAATTAAAAATCATGTTCAAGTCTATGATGAAAATTGAATAATAGGAATCTATTATAGGAACGGAGTAAATCAAGATGAATAACAAATTAAGTATTCGTATAAATGGCAAACTGTCTAATCGATATTCTAAGAGAGAAGTGGATAATTTGTTGTTTGCTATAAATGATTATATTGGATTAAATGATCAATTAAAGCAGCATATAAACAAAGGAGTGATTAAATGTTTAAAATTATTCCAGTAATGCAGTATCAAAACACATTCTCCGCAAATCTATACTTTCAAGGAAGGAATGTAGGAGGCATTGGTAAGGACAAAGAAGGGATATATGTGAACTTAAACAAAAGACTCAATGTTTCTCAGATGTCTGAATTGATAAAAACTATTAATGGTATTAATGAGAACTTTGATAAAGAGGAATTGAAGTTTCAGTATGCTGAGGATTTTTCATAAAAACTAAATATTATTTAATACATAATGAAAGGAAGTATAATATCTATGGCGTCTTTAAACAATGAAACCAACCCATATAAAACTGTTAAGAAATTCATTAAGGAACGTGGGTATAGTTATCATGTAGGTGATGTAGTGGAAGGTTACTATAAAAGACTTGAAGGCTATTATAACAGCTATACTATGAATGACTGTATTGATCATTTAGAAGATGAGTTAAAGCAGTTGATGGACAGGTATTAAATAAAAGGTAAGTATTATGGAAAGGAGTGATGTATTCTTGCCAAATGATTTATGGTCGTATCGTTGGGTTATATTAAGAAGCTTATTAATACTACCATTGATTTTATTAGCTTCTGTATCTAGTAGATTTAACAATAGATATGGAAACAAAATTGATCGTTTTATAACATGGGATTTTTAAATATTACATAATATTTAACTATTATTAAATACATGAATATGGAGGAGGATAATTATGAAATACTTATATAAATTTTATTGGAATTGTGGTAGAAGTGGTAACTTAGAAGGCTTATTTGTAGCGACAGAAAAAGAAGTGGAGGATGCAATTGGAAAAGAAGCTTACTTTGGAGAAGTTTTAGGTAAGCATAGTGAAGTTTATGGAACCATCAATGAAAGAGATATTAGAAAGTTAGACGTATCTCCAGAAGCAATAGCAGAAGTGTGTAAATATTTAAATGGAACTTGGAGTGGATTTAATCCATTGAGATATGTCAAATCTACATGCGATGAATGTGAAGAAAGTTATAGAGATGATGAGTGGGATTGTGAATACCGTGAAGAATTTGGTAGAACATTGTGTTATGAATGTATGGAAGAGTTAAAAAGCATTAAATAAAAGGAACATTTTAATAAAATAAATACATAAATAACTTTACTTTGTATTAAAAATAACTTATACTGTTAATAATAAGAGTATAAGGGGGAAGTTGTAGTGGTAGCTTTGAATACAGTCAAGTTGGAAAATTATATCGGTGATCACATTGAAGCCTTCTTAAATGAATACAAATCAAATTCAATACACAGTTATAAGAGTTACAAAAGCAGCTTGAACAAATTATTTAAAGATATATTAAATAAAAGCGACTTTAAATTCATAACGGTTTCTGATATAGAAGGATTGACGGTACATGTATTAAAAGAATACTTCAATACGTTACATGAAGAAGTAAATACTGATGATGAACTGAAGCATAAAAATTCAACAATAAATAAGCACATTTCGGTTATAAAGAAGTTCATTGAGTATTTAGCAGCTTGGGATATAATTTCATATGATGTAAATAAGCTATCACTACTTAAATTCTTCCCTGATACAAGAGAAGAAATTGAAATGATACCATTTGAATTAGCAATGAAGTACACTTCTTACTTTAGAAGTGAGGATCAAGGGTTGGAAAAACAATTAATAATTAAATTAGCTATTGAAACTGCTCTTAGAGCAACCGAATTATTAGAGTTGAAGTGGAGTAACTTTACAGTTGTTGAAGATGGTGTAATCATGAAATCTCATGGAAATAATAAAGGTAAAGGGAATAAAGAGTGGATTGATAAAATAAATAAAGAATTATACGAAGAACTTTTACATTTAAAGTACTTAGGGAATGATCATAAGTTATTTACTCTCACATACAAACAATTAACTGGTATGATGGATAGAGGAAATGAACTTTTAAATGACACTGGAGTTAAATATTCATTCCATTCATTTAAAAAATTAGCTGTGACAATGTGTTACTTAAATAATAACAACTGTATTGATACTGCAATGAAGAAAGCTCGTCACAGTAATGTTAATACGACTATGAGGTATCTTCGATTAACAAATTTAAATGTTACTGGTATAATATCATCTAAATTAAATACGGAACAAGATATTTATAAAACAGTATCATACGAATTACTTTTAGAAGCATTAAGTGAAATGCGTCCAGAAATGCTTCTACTTTTAAATAATAAAATAAAAAATAAGAAAAATAATATGTAATAATTAATGAAAAAATAATTACTAGATGATAAAATATCATTTGTAATTAAGGGAGGGAAATTAATGAAATTAGGTAAAGATAATGAACAATTAGAGATTGAAGTTAAAAGTTTAATAAATGCTTTTTCATCTAATGTAGACAAAGATGAAGTAGATTTAATTGTTGAACACCTAAATATGAAACATGGTATTGAAAGTGCTAAGATTTATTCCTTATTTAACAATGTTAATAATGTAAGTAAGTTAGAATTTGAAGAGATTGCATTATTTGGGCAGCAATTAGTCGTTAAATTAGGAATGAACCAGAGTGAATGGATGAATGAATGGTTTACTGATCGTGAACAAAAAGAAATTGGTGGATATCAATTTGTAGGATCTTCATCAACAGATATTATTGATTTCCCAATGACAATTCATAATGTAACTGACTTAGGTGATGGTTATTATAATGCAACCCTGACAAGAAAAGAATTGGCTAGATTATATAAATCAGGAAAGTTAGATTATAACGCCAATGTTCAACGTGGTATGAAGAAAGTTGTTCGGTTTGGCGTAGAAATAGAGAAGCCAATTATTTATCAAAGTAAAATTACTCAAATTAGAAATGAAATTTTAAAAGGTGTTTTAAGACCAACTACAATTACACTTAATGCACATCAAATGACTGCTCTAGAAGGGGTAGAACTTGTATACGATGATAAAAATCATACTCTAAAAATAAATGAAGGTACTGTTTTAGATATTGTTGATGGAATGCATAGGCTATTAGGTAATTACAGTGCTTATAATAAAGACTCTAATATCAAAGGTTCTTTCCCAATAACAATTTCTAATAAATCAGATGCTGAAGTTAAGAGATATCAAGTTGATCTGGATAAACATACTCCACTATCAAGAAGTCGAGTAGAAGAGTTAGATAATAAATCATATTCAAATGAAGTTGTGAATATTTTAAAAGTAGAGGGACAACTGAAAAATAGAATAACATCTGCAAGTGATGCTAAGTCATCTATAAAAGGTAGTGACTTTACGACATATAAGATAATTAATACGCAAATAAATAATGTATTTAAACTAGAGAGTATATTAGACGCAAGAAAACTAGCAAAATCTATTAATGAATATTTGGTTTACTTATTTGGAATTTATAAAAAATATATTGTTAGTGATTATAACCTAATATTTGACGCAGATGTATTTGAAGGACACTTACATTTAATCAAGTTAATGAATGATGAAGGTGTATCTTATGAAAAGATAGAAGATATTATAGATATAAATGAATTCCATAAGTCAGAATCCAAATTAAGTAAAATTATTAATGGGAATATGAAATTAAATGCAAAAGACCGCAAAGCATTGATTAAATTATTTACAGATATGTATAAGAAAGGCGTGAAGTGATTATGTATAATGAGGAATACAAGAAATCATTTCTTGAAACATTAAATTTATCTGAATCATCTTTGAAAACCTACTACTCAATATTTAATAAAACAGAACCGTTTGAACGAAAACATGAAACTGATTTATACGACATGGATAATTCCATGTTGGATCTATTATTTAGGCAAGCGAAAAGACAAACAAAAAGGTCAGCAATTATATTTATTAATACTATTAAAAACTATATTACATGGGCAATTGATAACGGACATAGTGCTTCACCAACACACCCTATTGTAGATGTTATCAATGACGAATACGTTTCTACTTATGTATGGAATGCAGGTAAAAATTATTATAATAGAGAAGAACTACTTAAAAAAATTGAATTACTGGATAACAACAGAGACATGGCTATTGTACTTTTATTGTTTGAAGGTATAGTTGGATCTTCATTTTCTGAAATAAGAAACTTAAGAATAGATGATATAACTACAAAAGATGATAAATTCTTTTTGAATGTACTTTCTGATGAAATAAACTTAACGAGTAGACAAATTGAAATTACAAAAGAACTACATGATTTATTAATCAAAACATATAATACATCTGAAATAAAAAGTCCTAGTGGGAAAATGGCTCGATTAGTTGACGGGGAATATATATTTAGAAAAAATAGACTTGGAAAAGATAATGATGTTCGTATAACTCCATCTATGATAAGTACTATAATAATGCAGCGAATAAAAGACTCATTTAGTGACAGTAACATTACTGCAACTACTATAGAGATAAGCGGCATGATGTGGTATGCAAATGAATGGATGAACGAAAAGGGAAATCGAATCTTTGATTTAAATATTGTTGAAAAACTAGTTAAAAAATATAATTTAAGTACAATAAGCTTGAATAATAAAGAATATCCTCAGCTACAAAGGATCAGAGAAACAATGGATTTTGACTATATGCAAGATGAATTTGGTCACTTTGAAGTAAAAATATAGAAAACAGAAAGACTGAATGAATTTATCATTCAGCTCTCTTATACATATAAATATATAAATATATAAAAGAAATTTGATATTTTTCAAGAGTATATAAATTATAAGATAATTAATATGTTCTTAAAAAATATCGAACAAAAATACGAACAAATGTTTTCATTTTGAGATTGACAATATTTAAGTCAATTGGTAAAATTGTATTAATAAAGCAACTATTTATATCATAGATAAGCTAATTAATAAAAAAAGGGGGAATATATAATTATGACAATAGTAGCAAAGATTCAGTCTGAAGTAGTGATTCAGAACAACAACCCAGAAGAATTGTTGTCACTTTATGATAGGCTAATACCTACTAATGGACTACAGGTAACAAATGTGAGAGGTAATAAACTAATAGCAGAATGCTCAGATTTCCATTTTGTTGAAATTGCTGAGATAACTGAAGATGGAGACTTAATTGAACTATTTAAACGTACACCAGAAGTAAAATACTATCTTTCTGAAAATAAATCTTTCAATATGGATGATTTGATTAGAATTGATGGTAGAGGTGACTACAGCTTAATTTTAATGCACAATAATATATTTTTATATAATGCAGAAGATTTAACTACAATGGAAGCAGGTAGTGCAACTAGTATAGATGAGATAACAAAATACTTAAATATTAACTATCCAAGTTACGAAGTACTGAGGAAAATTAAGGGGTGAATTTGATAATGTTGTCTTTGTGAGAATATGATGTGGTATGGTAATGGAGCCAATATCACATCAATATAAATATAAAATGCATAAATACATAAAAAGGTGGTTATAAAATGAATAATATTTCGTTTTCAATTGATCTTTTTGTTATACCTAATAGATGGGGAGAGGGCTACAAAATAATAAGGGATGAAGATGGTTACATCTATGAAAAAACATACAAGTCGAAAAATGCTGCAAATGATTGGATACTATACATAAATGATTTATTAATTAATTCAAAGAACCTTTGAAATGTGTATACGCTTGGTTAATATGAAGTAATTTAAAAAAGGCAGGTGAAATTCAATGTTAAAGATATATACAGACAGTAGCTATAAGGATGGTACTTCAACGCACCATTACTTTGTAATGAAAGGGAATAATAAAATTAAAAGAAGAACATTTATAGGATTTGATTCATCGTCTATGAAAGCTGAAGCAACTACAATCATAAAGGCTTTACAAATGGTATTAAAGAAAGATTGGGAAGGGGTGACAATATATACAGATTCATTAGCGACAGTGTTTGGTGTTAAACATGGAAACTTTAGTAATGAAGATTATCGATACATAGCACATTTACTTAAAGTAACAAAATCCAATATTAATTGGAAGAACAGAAAGCATCATCAGATTAAGATTGCTGATGCAGAATGTCGTAAGATGATGCAAACTAAACTTAGAAGAGTAGTAATTTAAATACGTATACATAAAGGTGAGATAAAAATGAATAAGGATATTGAAAATTTAAGAAACACTTTTGATTTTATTATTAATGACTATGATAATGGATCAATGTTTAAAGATGATGACAGTATGAAGTCTTGGATTGCTAAATGTGAATGGTTTGTTAAACAGATGGTTGACATTAAAGTAGGTGTAGGATTCAAGTATTTTGAGTTACAAAGGGAATATAATCCACTTCAAGAGAACAATAAGGTTGGAGAAGGTGAAGAGTCTGAATAGATATAATGAAATTAATGTGATTGGTTGTTGTGCCAATAAGGAATGCTCAAATGAGTTAAGCAGAAAAGACGAGTACCTTATTGACGATTCTAATTTATATTGTGATTCCATATGCTATGCTAAATACATGCTGAGTGTTGGAGCAGTAAAAGAAGTTAGATATTAAATAAATACATAATTGGAGAATATACATAATGAATCAATACATAGTTTCGCTAGTCTTAAATGGTGATGAATATAACATGAATGTAAAGACAAAAAGCAAAGAATCTGCTTTACAATATGCGAAGGACAAGCTTAAATTTGACAAAATAATAGGTGTTGCAGAAAAGCTAGAATTTAAACGTAAACGATTTGGTTATTTAGGAAATCCAGATCGCACTCCATACGGAAGCAAAAGTAAAGATATTAAGGTAGCTAAAAATACTAAACGTGGTAAGTCTGCTCAAAAGAAGTTCGTAAAATAATACATACATAAAAGGAGATTATATTATGAATAAAAATAAACATGTGTTACATAGTTTGAAGAATGGTGATATTATTCGATTTCCAAATGATGAATTTGATTATATAGTACGCCATACAGGATTGCGATACGTATTTGCAGGTTCTGATTGTGGTTGCGTATATACTGTGATCGATAAAAAGGACGAAATTTTAGCATCAACTACAATGCTGTTTGAAGAATTCGCTAACTTTACCGTTGTAGGAAACCCTCAAAAATTAGAAATGTTGTTAACTAACGGTGAGCGTGAGTTATCTAGAAAATATCGTGATACATTTCAAGCATTTAATTTATACAAAGGGAAGGTAATTAAAGCGTAATAAAATAATACATATCATATACATACAACATATATATAGAAATGGAGAATTGGATATGCGTAAAGATATTATGGTTGATATTGAAACACTAGGTACTGGAGAAAATGCAACTGTATTTCAAATTTCAGCAATGAGCTTCAACATTCAAACAGGGGACAAGCATGATTCGATTAATTTGATTGGAGATATTGAAAAGTACAGCAGCTTAAATGTCGATGGTTCAACTTTAAAATGGTGGTTAAATACAGATAAAGAATTACTTACTGAATTACTGAATAAAGGTACATACGAGGAATATGACTTATTTGAAGCTCTACATAAATGGTTAGAGAATCAATCAACTACAGGAGATATGAAGGATGTTTACTTGTGGGGTAATGGTATTTTATTCGATAATGCTAAATTACAAACTAATTTGAACGGCTGTAGTGGGTTAAAGTATCCAATCTATTATAAAAATGATCGTGATGTTCGTACAATCTTAGAATTAGCTAGTATGAAATCAGGATTAACTGAAGAAGAAATTAAAGAGTCTGTAACAGATGAGAATGAACGTAAACATGATGCTTTTGATGACATTTCTTATCAAATTAGATTAGTAGTTGAATGTTACAAAATTTTGATGAATAAAGAGGTGGAATAAATATTATGGATAAAATAATTATTTATACTGATGGAGCATGTTCAGGTAATCAAAATGAAACTAACTATGGTGGTTGGGGAGTAGTGTTAAGACAAGGTGAAAATACAAAAGAATTGTTTGGTGGAGCAGTAAATACAACGAATAATAAGATGGAATTACAAGGAGCTATTGAAGGACTAAAAGCGTTAAATAAAACTAATATTCCAGTAGAGTTGTATTCAGATAGTAATTATGTGATTCAAGGTATTACTTCTTGGATTCATGGATGGAAAAAGAATGGTTGGAAGAATGCAAGCAAGAAACCTGTTGAAAATAAAGAATTGTGGATCGAATTAGATGAATTAAAAAGCAAATTTAAGGACATTCAATTCATTAAGGTTAAAGGTCATAACGGAGTGGAATTAAATGAATTAGCGGATGATCTAGCTAACAAGGGAGTTGAACAAGCTAAATTAGATTCAAAAAATGCAGTAAACGAAATTAAAGAAGTGATCAAAGAGGAAATAGCCCAGAGCCATATAAGTATATGGGACAAATTAAAATTACAAATTGATAATCTAGAGATAATGTACAAACAATCTTTATCAGGAGCAGATATTGGTACATCTGTTTATTGGCAAGTTGAAACAATCAATGAAATTTTAAAAGGATTAGAAGAGCAAGTAGGTGCTGATAAAGTACGAGAAAAGTATACCGAAGCTTTTTGATAATACCACTCTATTATTAAAAAAGGAGAAGATGTAGATGACATTCAAATTTCCAAAAGAATATGAAGAAAAATTGAAACAGGAAAATGATTTAAAGTATGTATTATTTGAGGATGGATCACAGAAGCATATATCTGAATTTGAAAATAAGAGTATAACACCAGATGAATATCATACTTTTAGAATGAATTCTTATGCTAGAAATGATATTTATCCTAAATTAACGAACGAAACATTACTTGAACAGGCTGAGTATTACATTTCACAATGCCATAAGCCATATAGAATAAGCACATATAATGATGCGATTATTCATTTGATTTTACCTGAATTAATAAATAGATTTAAAAAATTGCAGTTATCTGACGTAAGTAAAGAAGAGTCTTCTATTCAATATTATAATGAAATGAAAATATTAGAAGAAAGTTTGAAAATATATAAAAATGAAAACGAATTGTACGAGACTTCTACTCACATTGATGATTTTATGTACGAGTTACATCCAAATGAAAAAGGTGAAATTCCAATACTAATTAAAGTTCATGATGTAGAACATAGTTTAGGAATTACAGAAAAAGATGCATATTCATTTATTCATATATTCCAAATGCATAAGGATTAATTGGAAGAAAATGTTAAGTGGGTGATGTAGTGGATAGTTATACGTTTATATTTATATTAGGGTGGATTATTGGCGTATTAAATGGGGTAGCAGTAGGGATAGCAGAAAGAATTAAGAAAAGTCACTAATACATAATTTGGTAGTCGTGCCAGAAAAACTTTGTTTAGAAAGGATGAAAAATATGTTGCCAAAAAGATTAACCGCTAAAGAATTACGAGAAGAACTTAACAATTATGAGGATGATGCGGAAGTCTATTTTAATGCAAATGGGGAAATTTACAGTGTTACAGAAGTTAGTGAATCAGAAGTATTGAACGATAATGACATTGTTTTAGTTTAAATAAAAGTGGAATTTTATATAAATAAATACATAAAACTATTGATTATTTAAACTTAATATAGTAAGATATACATATTCTAGTAGAAATAAAGGAATGTAAATCCATTCTCAATCAGTAGTGAAGTTGTTATGTAGCAAATTGTCGGTGATTAATTAAATAAATACATAATGATGAATGGAGATGGGTGGTATGAATGAAGAAATAAAGCAGCTAAATGAAGACTCCAGAATACAGGACAAGCTTCGAGAAGCATGGATCAAGCAGATGGAAATAGGGTATCAAGAAATGGCTGAAATTAATCTCGGATTAGCTGATGAGTGGTACAGTGCCGAAAATGAAGCAGAAGTGATTAATGAAGATTTTTTGAAACAATAATAAAAAGTCAAAATTAGCAAGAGTACTTGTATTGAAAGGTACTCTTGCAAGAGAGACTTGTTTAAACACTACACAAAAGGAGTGAATTAGATGGCGAAAGATTGGAGCAGTAAGTCACACTTTAACAGGAAATCGACTCAACAGTTTATTGTTACATACAGAGATAATAAAGTACTTGAAGGGCTGTCTGAGCTAGGGTCTATTACATATAAATCAAAAGTAATTAATGTTTTGTTTATTGATACATATAAAGAGAAATATGATTTATTGAAAGTTGATGGTATATTGAGTGTGAGATCATCAAGTAATGGTAGATTACTAAATAATAAAGAGAGATATTATACATAGAGGATAATTGAATGGGAAAACTTACAAATGAAGAATTAGTAGAGTTATTCAATAGTGGGTTAGAAGATGCAGGTAATGAATTGTTCAATAAAAATAAAGGATTAATTTGTAAAATAATCATTAAATATAATATGAAATGTAGACTAAGTGAAGAAGACATAACAAGTGCAGCTCATTATGGATTCGTTAATGCAATTAAAACTTTCGATGTATCAAAAGGAATTAAATTCAGTACATATTGCTATAGGGTTATGAACAATGAAATCTATAAAAATATAAACTTCTATAAATATAAGAAAAACGATGACTCTAAATTGACCTTTTCATCATTGAATCAAGAGGTAAATGAAGAAGGTAGTATACTGGTGGATATTTTAGATGCATCAGAAAAAGATGTTTTACATAAGAGTGATTTTACATACTTACATAATGCAATCGAATACGCAAAAACATGGGTTATTGATAAGTATCATCCATACTTGATCCCATTAATGTTCAGGGAAATTACAACTAATGAAGTAGCTCCATTAATAGGGGTTAGTGTAAGTACAGTAAGATATACAGTTCTATTGTTTAAAGAACATGTTCGTGAATACATATATCATTACTCAAGTGGTGAGATTGTTTCTTAAAATTAAATAAAAGAATTATATTATAGAAATAAAAAAAAGGATGATCTCATCCTTTGGGTTTATTCTCAGACTTCTTATTAAGTTTTTGTAATGCTTCAATATACTTCTTAGCGATTTCTAATTCATCATCAGAAATTTCATTGAATAGGTTTTTCAATGCTAGGTGCTCATCACAATTAACTGTATTTGTATTAAGCTTTTCAGTCAACATAATCAATCCTTTACAACTTATATCACATTCATGTTAGCATTTCGCATTGATCATTTTCAAATAAAATGATTAAGGAGCCTAAATATGAATGATGGAGAGAAGGAGGGTTTAATATTAAGTTTTATCAGTTGCTTGAGGTAATTAGTACGAAACAAATATTAACAATAATAATTGAGGGAATTCCAATATTCTCTGGGTTCGTTCAGCATATATCTGTAGATGATTTAGACATAAGGAATAAAGAAGTAGTATGTATTATTACAACTTGGGATGGAACTTTGAAAATAGAGCTTCAATAAAAAATAAGTATTATCGAAAGGAAACTGATAATGAATAAATTAGAAATAATTAAGAAGCAATGGAATAAATATGAGACAGAATTTGGTGAAAGTGATTATATGGACATCGATACCCATACGAGCATGGCATTTAATGTTCCGAAATTATTAAACAAATTAGATAAAATACATAAAGATTTAGTTCAGATGAAGAAGGTTGGAAATTGCACATATGTAGATATCGATTATATGTTAAATGCAATTGAAAATGATAAATATTAATTAAGAGGTGACACTCATGAGCTTAGATGGTTTTAAGTCCCATGTATTGAGAGAAATCGATACTCTTTATAAACAGTCAGAGAAGAGTAATTTTGTTGCTAAATCATCAGAAGAGTTCAATAGGTTTGTATTTTTAAATGAAATTCTTGATGAATTAGAATTGTATGAGAAGAACGAAGTTAAATAATAATTCACTTTTATAAAAGGAGAGATAGTAATGGATGAATTTTGTTATGATTTACCAAGGTTGAAAGCACGAGTGAAAGAATTAGAAGAACGTGAAGAGAATCTAGCAAAAATAAAATCTAAGCTAACTATTGGTACAATTATCCTTGACTTAGATGCAAATAAAGAAGCAAGGGTTACTAAATTGAAAAATGGAAGTAATGACTTTGAAGCCGACTATTTAGATGGTTCGTATGGTAGAGGATATTACTATTTAGTGCCTAATTGGAAATTTATTAATTAAATAATAGTGCGATTTTATTTAAAAGGGGTGAATAAGTTGAAATTAAAAGGATTTCTATACAATTGTACTCCAAGGCTAGAAAACACTAGATACTACTACATTTTCAGATGGTTTGGATATGAATTAGTTATTAATAAATAAAAATACATAATTAAAACTAAATAAAATACACGTTTTATTAAAAATACATAAGAAAAAGGAGATGATAAATTGAATGATTTTGTAATCAATACCTTATCAATTTGTTCATATATATCAGCAGTATTAATTATAATTCTAGGATGTCTAGTGGTAACTAGTTTACTTCTATATCCTATTTGGTACATATTTAACTTCTGGTTATATAAACGCATTAAAGGTGTTACTTATTTTGTGAAATTTATAAGATATAAGAAACAATTTATCAAGTGGTATAAAGATACACGACCAGATGTTTATAAACCTAAATTGAAAGAGGGAGAATAATATTATGAATAAGTTAAACAAAAAGGAAGTAGTCAATGCTTTAAATAGTCTAGAGGTTATTGAAGCTAGTGGAGGAGATTGTGCATACGTACTAGTTGAAAATAGCAAAGAAAATCATGAAATACTAAATGAAGTAGGTATTTCAAGTGATACTATCAATCAATATGGTGATGGAGAAACATTCTGCATCTTGTCCTTAGGTTTTAGTGAGGGATTAATTGATTTATATGATGGAAGCAAATGTATTTGTTTTGATAATGAAATTAAATTAAAAATCGATACTGGTAAAGAAATAGTTCTATATAAAACAGATGATAGTGTTAACATTTCAATCCATGAGGACAGTGGTGATGTGTACATTAAAGAACTGTCTAAAGAGCAGATTAACGATATTGTTAATTTCTTATCTTAAATAATAATCACATTTTATAAAAATTGGAGGAAGATAGATGCATAAATTTTATAAGGATTTAAAAGAAATGATCCTTAATCAAGATGAGTCGAATAAAAAGACTCTAATTCCTTACTATGAAACGTTATTTCAACTTAGTAATTATCAAGAAATGAAAGAACTATTAGATACTTATCAGGAAAAAGAGTATATAATTGACTATAATGACGCAGATGAAAATGATTACCACTCTAATGGTTGGTTGGAGATTTACAGTCATAATGAATCTATTTCATTTACAATTGAATTAGATATTGGAGATATGCAAGGCGAGTACTGTCAATGTAATCCTAATGATGAAGGTTATAGTGTAATTAAAGATTGCTGCGGAGTAAACTGCGATGTGCATTTACCAAAGGTAAGTATTCTAAAAGAAGTTAAACTGATTAATTATGAGTTTCAAGGACAAGAGTGTGATCTATGGTCTTTAGAAGATAAGTGGTTATTAGATTTTGAAAAAGAATTATTATATAAGAAAAAGTTAGAAAAGGTAAGTAGTCTAGAAGCAGAAATTGAGCAGTTACAAAAACAATTAGCTGCTGTAAAATCCGATATTAAAAATTAATTAAATAAATACATAAAATAACTTGAAATATAGAATAGTGGTGTTATACTAAGAGTATAGTTAAGAAAGGGAGTGAGGGCAATGGTCAGTAGATTGACTTACGAAGAAGAACAGGGAATTTTAAACGAATTGGATTACATAAATGATCAAACAGAATTTAATCGTGAAAATGCTGTTTGGTGTAGTAAGACAATCAAAAAGCTGCTACTAGAATTACATTTTATGAGAAATGATATTATAAATAAAAATACATAAAAAAGGGTGATTGAATGGTTGAGCCTCCTTTAGAGAAAAATGAAGTACAAATTACTTCTCAACACAGGATTGCAGTAGATAAATTAAACTTTGCATTAATGAATAAGTATGAGAAGAAAATATCCAGAGGTAAAAACGCTGAAGGTAGTGGTGAATTTGCTTATAACAAACAAAATGCAAGCTATTTTGGAAATCTAAAAGCATTAGGTAAACGCCTCATTGAAAAAGAATTTCTAGAGAATCTGAGCGAACAAGACTTAAGTCAAGTTGAGGATTTAAAAGAAGCAATTAATAAGGCGCTTGTACATATTGATAAGGTAGCGAAAGAAGTGTCAGAACATCTTACAGAAAATGTTATTGTTGATCTAGGAGAATCTACGAAGGGAAGAGGAAGAAAGAAAGTAAAAGGTGTAGAAATTGTAGATGAGGAAAATATCGATGATGGTGATGCTGATTGACAAAGTACGGTGCTAAAAAAGTAGTAGAAGATGATATTAAATTCGATTCAAAAATGGAACGTGATTACTACTTATATTTAAAGCAGCAACGTTTACAAGGTAAGATTAAAGGATTTACTTTACAACCGTCTTTCGAATTACAATCAAAGTTTGAAAAGGATGGTAAGAAGTACCGAGCAATTACATATAAAGCAGATTTTAAAGTTATACATAATGATGACAGTGTAGAAATAATTGATGTTAAAGGAATGACACAACCACTTTTCTTACTTAAAGAAAAGATGTATCATTACAAATTTGACTATCCACTTACTCTTATAACTTATAGTAAAATAGATGGTGGATGGATCACTCTTGAAGCTTTGAAGCAAGCTAGAGCATTACGAAAAAAGAATAAAAGTAAAAAGAAGTAATCTAGACAAATTATCGAACCATAACCGATGTAAATAATTAAAATTTATCTATTGTTAGGTAATATATAAATAACACATGTTCTCAACTCATCAAATGTTCTCAATAAAATCCTAATATTATTTAAGCTTTAGTTAGGTATATTGTGATTGGTTCGATAATTAAAAAAGAAAATACATAATTGAAATGGAGAGATTTATTTATATGGTAAAACTGAATAACACGTTTGAATTTGTAGGGAACTTAAAGTTTATGAGCGAGCCTGTAAAAACTAATGAATATACTTCTGGATGGACAAAGAAGGAATTAAAAGCAGTATTAAATGAGTCAACAAAAAATGGAGTATTTTTATCTTTAGAAGGTGGATATTACAAATCAGCAGGTAAACCTGATAAAGTCTTCTCATTCACCAAAGGAATGTTTGGAGAAAAAGGTAGTAAGTTAGAAGTTGCATGGGATGACCGTCATATTCCTACGATTGTAAATTCAGTAGCAGATTTCAGTAAAACAATTATTGATCTAACAACAGATACTCAAGTTAAAGAAAAATATTATAAATTACGTGGAGACATTTGGACAATTGAAAGTAATGAAAATGCAACTGATGAAGACAAGCTGAAATTAGAAGAATTATATTCAGAATTGAAGACAACAGCTCCACACCGTTATGAATTTATTCATGAACTAGATGCTTTGGAATTTTTAGAAAAACATTCAGAAAAATTAAATGGTAAAAAGTTTAAGATTAAAGGTGAAGTACAAGTATCACATTGGAATGGGAAATTCTATACAAATTACGTACCGTCAATTATGGAGTTGGTGGATGAAGAAGTTCCTAATCAATTACTTGTAGATTTAGATTTATATTTTGGTAAAGATGTAATCAATGACACTCGTTTCAAAAAAGATAAAGTGAAAGTTTTTAATACATATATTTTAGCGTATGACTCAGGACATAAAAAAGACGTATTCTTCCCATTAACAACAGTATTAAATGCAAAAGATTACGATTTAGAAGGTAATCCTAAACATAAAGCTCATGTTGAAATTGTTGAAAAGTTTTTCACAGTAAAAGGTAAAAAAGTATTCCAACTACCCTATTCTGCAAAAGTAATAAATGGATCTGAAGTTGGTGATTTCTCTGAAGCAAATCTAACAGAAGATCAAAAGCAACTTATTGATATTGGAATGGCTACATTAAATGATTTTAAACCTAAAGGACAAACATTTGGTGATAATGTAAATGAAATTCGTTTATTGTTCCCAAAAATTAAGAATTTGGGAGAAAATGCAGACTTCACTAAAGGAGCAATTGAAACTAACTACGAACTATCTGCATTAGAATATAAAGCTATTGAACGAGGAAGTATAGTTTCAGATGTGAAAAATGAAGTGACTCAAGAGACAGAATCTAATCCATTTGATATCGACCCTGATGATTTGCCATTCTGATAATCAATAATAAAGTAAATAATTTGAGTAGGAACAAGTTCTTACTGGATCATATTAAAATGAATACTAAAATAATGGAGGAATTAATTTATGGCATTACGTAAACCATCTACAAAAAAAATCGGTGTAAAAGTTTTAACAACTGGAAATACAGGTACTGGTAAATCATTATTTGGTCTATCATTCCCAAAGATTGCTGCATTAGATTCTGAAGCAGGTTTAGCTTTATATGAAGGAACTGAAGTGGGAGAAAACATTGTTGTAATTGATAACACTATGTCTGTTACTGACTTAGAATCCACGTTTACTGAAATTGAAGAGATGTTAGAAGATGATCCAAATTCGATTGCAACATTAGTGATTGATTCTGAAACTAAATTCTATCAAAACTTACAACATTCATGCTTAGACGTTGAAGAAAGACGTGCCGTAAGTAAGGGTGGAGACGTTAATGATACTAACCTTTCAGTTCGTTCATGGGGGCGTATTAAGCAAGTCGCACAACGTCTACAAAACTTGAAAATCGACTTATCAGCTAAGGGTGTAAATATCATTTCGGTTTCTCAAGTTGAAGATGTTAAGAAAAAAGTAGGCGAAAACTTTGTTAAAATTGGTGAAAAACCAGTAATGCCGAAGAATTCTGAATATGATTACGATATCATCATTGATTTGTTTATTGAAAAAGATGAGAACGGGAACGAAGTATATAAAGGTGTAATTAAGAAAGACCGTACACGAGTTACTAAAGTTGGTGATGTATTTGAAAATCCTTCGTATGATATTTGGAAGAGTCATTTAGAGGGACGTAAAGATGCGGACACTATCTCATCTTCATTAACTAAAGATTTAGATAAAGACAAGAAAGCATTAGAACAAGAAGATCATGAAAAAGAGAACCCTATTGATGGTGTAAACGTGGAGCGAAATAAAGAATTAGCTCGTGAAATCTTAGAAAAATCAAATAATACTACGGATGAAATTAAGAAGAAAGTTATTACATATATGACTGAAAATAAAGTGTCACTTAAAGCAGTTGATACTACATTGACTTCAGTTTATGAAGCTACATTGTCTCAATTTAACTAATGCATAATTATATATGGAGGAGATTAATTTCTCCTCCTACATTTATAACAATGAGGTGTACATAATAATGGCTAGAAAAGTTAAATGCACGTACTGTAAAAAAGATGGGACGAATGAAACTTTCCATAGGGAAGTAATTAAAGGAAAGAATAAATACTTTTGCAATCAGATTGAATATGAATTATTTGAAATGAATGAAGCTAAAAAACGATCAGAAACAGAAGAAAGAAATGAACTTATGAATTGGATAATGGATGAAATTTATAATTATGAAAAGGGAATGGTATTTCCTAATACATTGAAAAGTAGAGTTTTTAAATTACTTGAATTTTATCCTTGTACAGTTGTTAAAGAAGCATTTGTTATTAATTATGAGGTTCTATCTTGGGCAATCAAGAATAAAAATCTCTCCGAATTTCATATGACATGTTATATTATGTCGATAGTTGAAAAAAGCATTAATGATATCTATTTAGAATTTAAAAGAAATCAGAAGCAAAATGATAAAGTAAGTGAGAAGAGTGTGGATGTTCAATTATTTGATGAAGTTTCAAATACTACAGTAATAAACAAAACAAATAAAAAAGACATATCTCACTTTTTAGAAGATGATTTTTAAGGAGGAATGTTAGTGACAGTATTAAGTAATTATCCTAGTGAGTTAGTTGACACTAGAAAAATCATTGAGGCATCGTTTGTATTTTGCTTATGGAAAGATCCAGAATTGTTTGATGATTATTCAGAGTTTAATCCTAGTAAAGAATTATTACTGGATGATTCCAAGTTTTACTATTCTATTGCTCATAAAATGAAAGAGTTAGAGTATAAATCATTAGACAATGCGTCAGTTTTTACATATTTGAAAGACAATCCGTTATTAGCTGAAGAATTTAGTTTAAAAGGTGGATTCCAGACTGTTGACAAAATGTGCAAGATTCTTAATTCAAATAACATTGAATCATACCATGATGCATTATCAAAAAGTAATATGTTGATTAGTTTACATGACAAAGGATTCAATGTACTAAGTGAGTTGGGCAAATTTAAACAAATGACTACTTCACAACTCTACGATTATTATGAATACCAATTAGATAATGTTTTCTTGGGTAGGGGATCAGGCGTACAAATTGTAGATTTAGATATTAGTGATGACTTTATTGAGAGAAACAATTCAGGAGCAGGAAGAGGATTGAGTTATCATTCAACATCACCAATCATGAACTATCATACTATGGGTTTACATCGTTCTAATGTACAAATATTTGCAGGTTTTAGTGGTACAGGGAAGAGTAGTTATGTAGTCAATTCATACATGTTGCCTATTTTAGACAGTGGAGAAAAATTAACAATCATTGCAAATGAAATGAATATTGATGCATGGCGACATATCTTTCTTGCTACTGTTTTATCTCAAAAGTTAGGTTATTTCGGATTGACCAGAAAGAAACAAAAGTTAGGTTCATATACAGATGAACAATTACAGAAAATTAAAGAGGCTCAAAAATACATAGATGATCACTATAAAGGAAGAATTAAGTTTGTAAAAATATTCGACTATAGCGTAGATGACGTAAAACGAATTGCTCGCAAGATGGCTAAAAGAGGATTTGGATATATAGTTTACGATACTTTTAAATCAGAAAATGCTGCTTCAGATAAAGTTACAGGTGAATTAATAGAAGCATCAAAACAACTACTTCAGGTAGCAGAGAAGGAAGATATCTGCATCATCATTACAATGCAATTAGCTATTTATATGGAAAATACACGTTATTTAACTGCTGCTACATTATCCAATGCAAAAGGAGTTAAGGAAGTTGTTTCTGAATTAATCCTGATGAGAAAATTATGGGATGACGAATATACTGGAGAAAAATTTGACATTAAAGCATGGAAATACATAAAAGATGAAAATGGTAAAATTACAGGAAGTAAAGAGTACATTACTTTAGACAAAGAAAAAAGGTATCGCCTGATGTTCCTAGATAAAACACGTAATGATGAGGATGATATTTGTGTCATTTCAAGATTCGACGGTCAGTGGAATCAATGGAAGGAAATAGGGTACTGTAATCCAAAGCACCAGAATAGATAGGGTGTGACTAATTGAATATATACGCATTAAAACAACAGATTATAGATAATGAAGAATTAATTGAATTAATACTTAATGATTCAGGATTTACCGATATCAATGGAGAATTCAATCAAGGGAATGAATATAGATGTTCTTGGGAAGAAGGAGGCAATCCTACTTCAGTTAGAGTTAACAAGTCTACATTGTCATCTGATTGTTTTTCTAAGGGGATCAAAGGTGACATCATCACATTAGTAAGTGAAAAATTGAACCTTTCCTTTACAAAAACAATAGATAGGTTGTCCAGATTAATAAATTTTGAAGACATTAACGAGGAAATCACCTTACCATTCGATGGATTCTTTAATGAAATATTAAATTTAGTTGATGATAATTTCGATGATCTTGAAACTTTTGACGAATCAATACTTGATGATTATTTAATTTTACCTTCTGAAAGGTTTTTAAAAGATGGGATAAATTATGAAGTACAGCAGAAATACAACGTAGGATATGATGTTACAACGGGTAGAATAATTGTTCCTTGGAGAAATTTAGAAGGTAAATTAGTTGGGATCATGGGCAGGTTAAATAAAGAAGAAATAGAAGAGTATGAAAATAAGTACCTACCAATCATCTCATTTCCTAAAAGTAAGACTATTTTTGGATTTAGTGAGAATTACAGATCAATACAAGAACAAGGATTAGTTATTATAGTTGAGCCAGAAAAAGGAGTAATGAAGCTAGAGTCAATGGGAGTAAATGTTGGCTTAGGACTAGGTGGAAGTTCTCTTAGTACTTTTCAAGCAAATAACATTAAATCATTGTTCCCAAAAAGAATTATTGTTGGTCTTGATGAAGGATTATCTGAAGAAGTATCGCTCAATATGGCTAAACAATTAAAAATTGATACCTTCTTTGAAAATGAAGTTGGATACATATATGATGCAGAAAATAAATACTTGCCTAAAGGATCAAAAATGAGTCCGTCAGATTTACCATTGGAGCAATTTAAAAAGTTAATAGTTGAGTGTACTAGGAGAGTTTAGGAGGTAATTTACATAAAAAGAATTAATAATGAAGTAGAAGAAGAGTTAGTTAAAAAACTAAGAGATGATGGTAAAACAATATACTCAATATCAAGAATAAATACGATGAATACGTGTAACTTTGAATACTATAATACATACATAAAAAAGAACAGAGGAATTAGTAATTGTTATGGTGAAGTTGGAAGTGAAACGCATGATTATATTGAAAATGTATATAGAGGAAACATCACAGACACATCTGACTTTAATCAAAAACTACATAATAAATTGTTGGAATTAGAAATAATGGACTTAGACTTTCCTAGTGAAGTAATCAAAAATTCATTTGTAAAAGATTTGGATCACTTTACAAAGAACTTTAATAAATTAGATGGTAATTTTACATTAGAGAAAATGTTTGTTACTCAGATAAGAGAGTATTATCTACTTGGTTATATAGATGCTATTCAGCAGCTAGATGAAAAAATTAATATTATAGACTGGAAAACATCAAGTAAATTTACAGGGACAAAATTAGAACAAGCAGGAAGACAATTAGTAATTTATAAACTAGGACTAGAAAACACATCTAATATCCAAATAAATGAAATTAAATGGGCTATGCTCAAATACATAAATGTTTGTTGGAAACTAAAAAATGGTAATATCAAAAAGAAAATGGTGAATCGTGGTAAATTAATTAAGGAAATGCATAATACATTTGAAAAAGAAATGTTGAAGTCTGGAATGAATGAAATTGATGTAGGACTAGCTTTAATGAATGCTGAAACCAATAATTCATTTACTGATTTACCAAGTGTCATTACAGATAAATACTGGTTAGAAGATTGTTTTGTTGAATATGAAGCAACTGATGAAGTAATTAAAGAAGTAGAGGATTACGTAGTCAATACAATTGAAGAAATTGAAAATAAAGATATACATAATGAAAGTGAATGGAAACCTTTAGACTTTGATAAGGAAGGTACGTTTTATTGTAATACTTTATGTAGCCACAGAAAAACGTGCCCATTTATTAGAGAATATAATCAAAAGAATCCATACAAGAAAAGCTTTTAAGGAGGATTTAAATTGAGATATAACAACTATCATAAACATACTCATTATAGTAATGTGCATACTCCTGACTCTATTGCTAAAGTTGAAGACTATGCTAAACGAGCCATTGAATTGGGACATACATCATTGGCAACTACTGAACATGGATATGCAGGTAATATATTTGAATATTATGATGTTGCTAAGAAATATGGTTTAAAATTTGTATTTGGGATTGAGTATTATTATGTAAATGATCGTTTTGAAAAAGATAAAACAAATTCACACCTAATGGTTTTAGCAAAGAATAAAAATGGAATGAAACAAATGCTAAAAATTATGTCTGAAGCAAGTAAGACAGGATACTACTATAAGCCTCGCATTGATAAGAAATTGTTATTCTCATTAAATCCAGAAGATGTTGTAGTCACTTCAACTTGTGTAATTAGTTATATTAATAAGTACGATGATTATGAAGAAAACTTTGTTATACCTTTGATGGAATATTTTGGAGAGAATTTTTACTTGGAGATTCATGATAATACCCACCCAATGCAAGTTGAATACAATAAAGCAATATTAGAATTACACAATAAATATAAGATTCCGTTTATCCATGCAACAGACTCGCACTATATTTATGCTGAAGATGATAAATATCGAACAATTTTCTTAAATGGCAAAGGGATTTTCTATCCTGAAGAAGAAGGATTTATTTTAGATTATCCTGATTCAAATACAATCTTTGACCGATACGAAGAACAAGGTGTATTCACAAGAGAACAAGTTGAAAGTTCCCTAAAGAATACTTGGATTATAGATGACTTTGAAGACATTGAAATGGACAAAGAGATAAAAATGCCTTCTTTATATCCTGAATTATCACATGAAGAAAAGGTTAAGAAATTAAAAAACGTCATTAATCATGAATGGATAAAAGATAGAGAACATATCGCTAATGAAGATTATCAGAAATACATAGAAGCAATTAGACTAGAGACATCAATTATCGAAGACACTAAAATGGAAGACTACTTTTTACTTAATTACGAGATTATAAAGAGAGCAAAAGAATTAGGAGGAGTATTGACTCGTACTGGTCGTGGCTCAGCTCCAAGTTTTTATGTAAATAAGTTGTTAGGGTTTACGGAAATTGACCGACTAGAAGCACCTATTACTCTATATCCAACTCGCTTTATGAGTAAATCACGAATCATTGAATCTAAATCTTTACCAGATATCGATTTCAATACTGCTAATCCTAAGCCATTTATTCAAGCAAGTCGTGAAATTTTAGGCGAAGATAATGTTTATTACATGACTGCTTATGGTACTATGCAAGCATCATCAGCATTTAGAAATTTGTGTCGATCATATGGATACAATATGGATGAATATAATGAAGTTGCTAAAGATTTAGACAGATATAAAAATCATGAAAAGTGGAAGGATGTAATTGAAGAATCACAACGGTTTATTGGAGTAATTGATTCGGTAGCTCCTCATCCATGCGCTAATATTCTATTGAGCGAATCAGTATCAGAAGAAATTGGCGTAATCAAGGTTGGAGATGAGTTATGTGTACTTATTGACTCAACTACTTCGGATACATGGAAATTCTTAAAAAATGATTATCTTTCAGTTACTGTGTGGGACATTATTGCAGAAACTTATAAAATGCTAGATCAACCAATCCCTAATATTCGTGAATTGAATAGTCTTATGATGAACAACAGTAAGATGTGGGATTTATATGAAAAAGGTTTAACTGCAACATTAAATCAAGTTGGTACTGAAAGTGGTACATCACAAGTAATGCAGTATAAACCAAAGTCTGTACGAGAGTTATCAGGTTTCGTGGCTGCAATACGTCCGTCATTTGAAAGTATGAAACACTTATTTCTTGATCGTAAGGAGTTTTCATATGGTATTCCTGAATTTGATAAGATCCTTGAGACTTCAGATAACTTTGTACTTTACCAAGAAAATATTATGGAAACGCTTGTTTATTCAGGATTTAACGAAGATGAAACTTATTCATTACTAAAAGCAATTGCCAAGAAAAAAGAAGGTATTATTGAACCAATCTATGAGCGATTTATTAATGGATTTACAGAAAAAACAGGTAGTCAAGAAAATGCTCAAAAAGTATGGAAAATCATTGAGGATGCAGTTGCTTATGGATTCAATAGTTCTCACTCGTTATCAGTTGCTTACGATTCACTATATGGAGCATATTTGAAGGCAAATTATCCTCTTGAATATTACGCAGTAGTTCTAAACATTTACGAAGACAATACAGAAATGACTGCTAGAATATACAAAGAATTATCTCATTTCAAAATTAAAGTTGTATCGCCTTTGTTTGGTAAGGCACGTAGTAAATATTCAGTAGATAAAGTGAATAATCAAATTGTAAAAGGCATGAAGTCAATCAAATTTGTGAATGATTTAGTATCAGAGCAGCTATATGAGCTAGCACAAATAAAGCAGCATGAAAATTTCATTGATCTATTAGTTGATATTACCAGTGATACAAAAGTAAATACTAGACAACTCAACATATTAATTCGACTTGGATTCTTTAGAGAGTTTGGAAATTCTAAATACCTTGAATTACTGTCAGCAAAATTTACTGAGAGATATAAGAAATCTCATAAAGAAGAGACTAAATTGAAGCGATTAGAAGAAATTCAACTATATGAATTAGAAATCAAGGACATTGAAGATTACCATATTAGCGAGAAAGTAGTATTTGAGAAGGAAGCATTAGGTTACTCACAAAGTACAGATAAAAAATATGATCTTTCATATGCAGTTGTAACAGAAGTTGATACTAAATATGCACCATCAATTAAACTGTATCTAGTTAATAATGGCATTGAGATGATCTTACGAGTACAAAAGAATATCTTCTTTGATGAAAATAAAGAGGCATTTTTAAAAGTTGGAGATATGATCAAAGTTACTCAAGTAGAGAAGAAACCTAAAATGCAAAAAGTTGTAGGCAAATGGTTGCCTACTGATATCATGCAGACATGGTTAACTTCATGGCAGAAAGTAGAAATTAATAAATAAAATACATAACAAAAGGTGGAATATAAATGTTTAATGAACTATCTAAATACTTTTCGGAATCAAAACACAATCATCCAATTAGTAATTATGCTTTGAAAGACAAAGTAATTGTACTTGAGCATAAAGGTGAAGGGTTAACTAGAATGATTTATTCTTATCAAATGGAAAGTGTTATTGAAATATTTGAATCGAACAGGAATAACACATCATCACTATATATTTTTGATTTGGGCAAAGTAAATTATTTAAATAAAAATTAAATTTTATTAAAAGGGAGATGTTAGTTATATTAAAAGAGGCTAAATTAATCGGAGAATTAACAAGTAAAAGCGGAGAATTGATTGGGATATCATTAAAAAGTGTCAAAAAAGCTATTAAGAATCATGTTGTTAAACGGATTAACTTCTTGGAGACAGCATTAAAGTACACTAATAAAACAACCTCAAAGAATAAAATTAAAAAACAACTTATTTATTTAAATGTAAAATTAAATGAGATGAATATGTACGATAAAATGGACGAGTATTTAAATTCAGTTAATGAGTTCGCCAAAACTGGTACTAAATAAAAGAAACCTATTAATAAAACTAATAATGAAAGAGAGTGGTTTTTTGAAAGTATTAGAGTTATTTGCAGGTACTAGATCGATTGGAAAAGCATTTGAAGAAAATGGACATGAGGTATTTAGTGTTGAGTGGGACAAACAACATGAAAATATTAACTGGTATACAGATATTGGTCAAATTAAAGCTCAAGACATTATTGCAAAGTTCGGAAAGCCTGATGTTATTTGGGCTAGTCCAGATTGTACTTCTTACTCAATAGCGGCTATATCACATCATAGAACGAGAGAAGTAGACGGAAACCTTGCTCCTAAAAGCGATTATGCTAAATTTTGTGACAGTGTAAATGCTAACATGTTGCAACTAATTAAAGAATTGAATCCTACATACTTTTACATAGAAAATCCAAGAGGTGGTATGCGTAAGATGAGATTTATGCAAGATTTGCCGAGACATACTGTTACGTATTGCCAATATGAAACCGAAAAGCCAGTAAACAAAAGACGTATGAAACCTACTGATATCTGGACGAACCATCCTAATCCGCAGTTCAAACCGATGTGTAAGAACGGAGCACCATGTCATGAAGCAGCACCTAGAGGTTCAAAAACAGGAACGCAAGGGTTAAAGAAAATTGATAGATCTAGAATTCCTAGTGATTTATGCAAACATATTGTAAAAATAAGTGAAGAAGTATCTATTAATAATAAAAATACATAAGTAGTTTTAACAAAAGAAATGTGTTATTGAAAGTAGGCGATCTAATGGTATTCGACAAGATGATTGAAAAATTAAGGAATGGTATAGACATAGAGTTGGAAACTATTGATATAACTGAAGAATTTCAATGTGAATATGAGAGGTATCAAGAAAGAGCGAAAGACAGATATGCTGATGAAAAATTAGATTAAATAATATTCATCTTTTATTAAATAGTGAGGTAATGTAATGCGAGCGACTACTTCATATGCACTAATATGGATTGCTGTAGGATTAACTATCTCTGTAGGAATGATTGTTTCTAATAGCTTGATGCCATTAAGGGCTTTCTTATTTCCTGCAATGATATCAATGAAAGATTGAATTTGAAAATACATAAACAAATTGGAGGAATTAATAATGGGAGTAGATGCAAGTTATTTATATGGGTACGGTGCTGATGTTAGTAAAATTGAATGGGATATTGGTTACTTAAAAGAAAAACACAAAGATCAATTGTATAGTTATATTGATGAAACTCGTTATTCAAAAACCACTTGGATTGAATTTATTGACCAATTGGAGGAAGCAATAGAGAATGATGAGGATGTGACAGAGGTATTAGAAGCAATTAGTAATTTACTAGAGATTAATTACGATGATGAAAATTATTTGACATTCAATCATAATCATCTAGCTAAACTGTATCCAGATGCTAAATTAAAAGACTTAGATGAAGTATCAAAACACTACGCTAAAGAATTAGGGATTAAAAATGTAGAAGAAATTAACTGGATTGAGTGGGGTTACTTTAGTTAGTAGAAGTTAAATAAAACACGCATTTTATAAAAGTATTAGGAGGAATTAAATGAAGAAATACGATATTAAACTGTCATTTAAAGAATTAGAATTGATTGATGGTAAGGTTTCTGAAGATGCCCAGAAAGTAATTGAACTGGCTAGAAAAGAAAACTCATTTGGATTTTCATTGGTAGTCATGAATGAAATTCTAAGAAAATCAGAAGAAAATGGATTGTTAAATTGGAGATACAAAGAGATCGACAATTGCAGCTATTGTGATGACAAACCTCGTGATTACTATACATATCCAAGGAGTGGGAAATACCATAGAAAAGGGGAAAAGAATTACAGTAAACCGAAATACTATTCAGGAGTTAAATTTAACGAAGGTTTTGTAACTATACAAGGACAAGGGGATATGTGTCGAGAGTGTTGCGAAAAACATAATGTAATTAATCAATTGATCGATTATATACTAGTCAATGATTTAAAAATACAAATACAAAAGAATGATTATAAAGACAGTAAGTATTTAAAAGATGACATCAGAATATGTTACAACTGCGAAACTGAAATGAAAGAATCGGAAATGGGTAAAACTTCAACTATGATGGGAGATGGTAATTATCCATCTACTTGTCCGAAATGTGAAGCCAAAGGTTCAGCATTTGGTAAAAGCCATATTACAACTAATAAATTTACACATAGAATAAATCCATTACATTTAGAAGAAGTACAAAAAATTAAAGAACTAATTAAAATACATAATCAAAATAATGAAAAAGATTTACACATTAGTTTAGGACAATTGAAAAGAAACGAGAATGCAATTATCGTACAAGAAACTGAATTCAAAAACGGATATCGTGAAATAGTGGACTTTGATCTAGTTAAGAAAATCTATTATGTAGGTCATTTTTGGAAGGATAAAGCACATGAGTTTGTTGAGGTGTTGGTCAATAATGGTTACGAAGAAACAGAAAACAAGTATTTAATAGTAATGTAATTAAATAATATCACACTATTACTTAAATTAGAAGGAGATGGGATTATGACAAAATATCGTAAAAAGCCTGTAGAGATTGAAGCGTTCCGATGGACTGGTGGTCATGAACAAGTAGAAGATCCAAAATAGATTATCGATGCTATTGAAAAAGGTGAAGTGTGGTTTATTGGCTCAAATGACACTTCTAGGTACATGCAAATAGATACACTAGAAGGAGTTATGACTGCTAACAAAGGCGATTATATTATTCAAGGTGTACAAGGCGAGATTTACCCATGTAAGCCAGATATTTTTGAAATGACTTATGAAATCGTTGAATAAAAGATTAGTATTATTAAATACATAAACGGAGTTGATACTTATGCAAGATGAACAAACAGTAAATGAACAGAATGCATGGGGGTATTATAAAAATGTGGAAGCAGAAAACTTTCACCTCAAGAAACAACTCGTTAACAAAAACAAGCAAATTAAGCAACTTAAACGTGTGATAAGTACATGGAAAGGTAAGTATGAAAAGCTAACAGAAAATCGTAAACCAAAATATAAAAATACAAATAGAAGAAAGTAGGATGATTAATTATATGAAAATTTTATTTATTAACGGAGAATCAGATTCTTATACAGCTATGACGATTGAGGATGGTATTGGTATTGAAAACTTTGTAAAGGAAGTTGAGCTTCATGGAGGAAAATTTAAGTTTGATGATATGGATCGTGAAATTTTTGGAGAAGCAGAAATTATTGAATATGACAATGTTGACAAAGACTTTGTTAAGTTTATAAGAAATAACTTTATAGACTATGATGAAGCAAAACATCGAGATTTCTATGTTTTAGATTAGTTAAAATGACAATATTATTTAAGAAAGGAGAATAGAGAGCGTATGAATGATTTTATGATTGAAGTATTGTCAGTCAGTACACAAATCTCAGCATTATTAATCATTTCGATTGGTTGTTTAACTGTTATCGCTTTGCTTTTATATCCACTATGGTATTTGATGAGTACGGTTCTATATAAGCGTACTAAAGGCGTAGTTTATTTTGTGCAATTTGTTAGATATAAAAAGCAATTTATTAAATGGTATAAAGAGCAGCGACCAGATGTACATAAAGGAGAAGTTAAAAACGATTTGTTTAAATAATATTTTGATTTTATAAAAGAAAATACATATAAGAAAGAAGGGAGTTTATTTCTGCATAATGAAGCGCACAATTTAAAGTTGTCATAAGAGCTTCAGATGAGATAAATCTTGTAGAGAATAAGCGAATAAATGAACGAATCCAAAAAGTCTTTTATTGTAACAACCATTATTACATGTACATTGGCGTGGACTTGGTTTATATCACATGTCATTGAAGAAAATAATAATGAAGGTACAAATGAATTCTTAGATGCTGCCAATCTTATAGAAAGGATCAAAGAGAACACTATTACAAGTAAAGTTGACTCATTCTATATTGAGTTTGAGCGTTTAAAGGAAGAAGAGCGAAAAAGATTAGAGGAATTGGAACGACAACGCTTAGATAGGTTAGAAAAAATTAGATTAGCTAAAATTGAAGAAGCAAAAAAGATAGCTGAACAAAAACGAATTGAAGAGTTAAAGAAGCAACAGCAGCGAGAAAAAGTAATAAGTAGAGGCGATACAAATAATACAGGAAATTGGATGACTTTTAATGCAAGCTATTACACAGCATATTGTTCAGAAGGATGTACAGGAGTTACAGCAACAGGTTATGATGTTTCTAATACCATTTATTATAATGGATTAAGAATTATTGCAACCGATCCAAATGTAATTAAGTTGGGAACAATTGTGGAAGTAAAAACTCCATTTGAAACCTTTAAGGCGATTTCACTTGATACAGGTGGGGCTATTAAGAATCACAAGGTAGATATCTTAGTTTCATCTACACAAGAAGCTATTAATTTAGGAAGACATAATATTCAAATCAAAGTATTAAAAACTCCAAAATAATACATAAAAAATAGAGTGGGGTAGTTATTCTACCTCAACTCAGTTCTAAGGAAGGTGAATTTTATTGAAGTTTAGGAAAAGAATCAAGTGGATTAAAAGACTTAAGAAGCTAAAAGTTAAATTAAGAGATTTATTATTCAAGAAACCATTTTATAAATACCTTTATCAGCATATTAAGAATGAATTCACTAATAACAATAAAACTGCAATTAGGTACTATATGAATGCCAATACTTTACGTGACGAGTCATTTAAATTTGAAATTGAACTATATCATAAAGCATATTATACTTCGTTTGATTTAAGGTATTTGGAACAAATCTTTATGTTCACAAAGGACTACATTACAGAAAAGGTAAGTAAGTATTCTGATCTGCAGTTTATTTATGGAGAAGATGAACTTGGTCTGTATTTTGAAGTAAGCTACATTGATAGTTATTAAAAATTAATTAAATAAATACATAATAATACTTGAAATATTAGAACGTGATGATATAATAAAATCATACAACAAGTAAGGGAGATGAGAAGATGAAAGTCAGTGATTCAGTATTGGAGTACTATGGTTATAAATTTGTAAATTGTAAGATTCACGAATCTGAAGGAATTACTTTTGAGGAATACCTTAAACGAGAGTTAGGTGATTAATTTGACCAAAGACACTTTAAAAGAAGTCATTCAGTTTGAAAAGGATTTAGCATTTGTTAGGGATTTTTTAGATAAGCTTCCTAAAGAGGTGGAATATTTATTACAATTAGTTGATCAGAAACAACGTGAACAAGAAGACTTATTACATCACATTGAGTTTGAAACGCTACCTGCTAATAAGGGCTACGAAGCATATCGCAAATTACATATAGTTAGGAATGAACGTAGGAAAGCTAAGGATATGTTGGATGTTATGAAAAGTGCAAATGACAAGTTAAAACCTAAGCTTCCAAACATAAGTATTTTCAACAATACATTAGGTGATGTAAGAGGAATTATTAATAAGCAGAAGAATAGAAATTATAAACCTAGAGTACTGACAGAGATAACATATGGAAATAATAATACATATACAAATACATAGGGATTGTGGTGATTAATATAAATTATATTATAGTAGGAACTGATTGTAGTGGTAAGACAAGTTTAGTTGATATGCTTTCTGACATTACAGAGTTTAAAGTGGTTAAGGGAAGCTCATTTTCTCATTCGCAATGTACTCAAGATGAATTGTTTGAGAAGTTCTTAGAGTTCACGAAGATGGATAATGTAGTATTCGATAGGTTCACTTATTGTAATGAAGTATATGCGGAGATGTATGATGACTTTGCAATGTTATCAGATGAGCAGCGTAGATTTATTGAACAAGAAATGAAAAATAAAGCGACAATCATTTACTTATATGCAGATGATGAAGTATTAGAGAATCGATTTAATTCTCGTGGTGATGATTATGTATCACTGGATAAGTTGAAATATGCTAAAGGTAAATACGAAAAAGCATTACATAAGGTTGAACATTTAGAAGTAGTTAAATTTGATACTGGAAAGATGACTACAAAAGAAATAGTGGAACAGATATTACTCAATTATTAGTTTAATTAATACATAATAAATATAAATGAAAGAGGTTTTGTAATGAAATTATATACACAAACGATTTGCCCTAAATGTATGTTAGCTAAAGTATGGATTAATGAATCAGGGAAGAATGTAGAATTAATTAACTTGGATCATAATGAAGAATTACGTGACGAATTAAAATCAAAAGGATATTCTTCGTTACCTATTCTAGAAGTAGATGACACGCTCTACACTGATATTAAAGAAATTCAGGACATTATTGAACAATGATTATTTATGCAAGTCGAACAGGCAATGTCAGATACATAGTAAGTAAATTAGATTTACCATCAATCGAAATCACCGAAAGTTTAATAGTTAACGAACCATACATAATATTTACATACACAGATAAATTGGGGGAGGTTCCTGAAAAGGTAGAAAACTTCCTTCAACTGAATCACGAATTTTGCAAAGGCGTAATAGCAAGTGGAAACAGTAACTTTGGAAAGAAAATGTTCTGTGAATCAGCACAAAAGATTAGTGATCAATATAATATTCCAATAATCCATAAGGTTGAGTTAAGAGGATTTCAATATGATTATGATTTGATTGTTGAGAAATATAACAAATTAATACAGGGTGAGTGATAATTTGAAAGAGTACTTAAAGTTGAATAATGAGGTTTTAAATACATATGAACGAACTGGAAGATTAGTATCAGAAAAAGATAAAGAAGCAACTAGGAAGTACTTCTTAGAGCATGTGAATGTTAAGTTACGATACTTTATTGATCTAGAAGAAAAACTTAAATACCTTGTGTCAGAAGGTTATTATGAAAAAGAATTCTTAGACATGTACTCATTTGATTTCATTAAGAAAATCTATAAGATTGCATATTCATATAATTTCCGTTTCCCTTCATTTATGAGTGCAAGCAAATTCTATGATAGTTATGCAATGAAGAGTCGTGATGGGGAGGAAATCTTAGAAAAATACGAGGATAGAATTTCTATAATTGCATTGTACCTTTCCCAAGGTGATGAGCATCTAGCAGAGAAATCAGTAAGGGTAATGATGGAAGCCTATCAACCTGCGACACCTACTGCCTTAAATAGTGGTAAGAAAGCTCGTGGCGAATTAGTAAGTTGCTTTAAATTATCCATGGATGACTCCATGAATAGCATCGCTGAAAATATTGGTTATTGTTTAGAGCT